CTTCAGGTATCGTGTCACCTTCCAAAGGGACGAGATCACCAAATGGAACAAATCGTGCACGACGTTGGCCATTGCCATTGGTGAAGAACTCAGGCAGGCCTGACAGATCTTCTGGGGCAGATGTGCTCAAGCGATGATCGATCAGCTTGAGATTGTTCTCAGCACCGACACTGCGCATGATCGAAGATTTACCCAGGCCAGGTGACGATTGCACAAAAGGGACAAGACCTGCTTGCAGGATGTCGTTGATGAACTTGCGAACTTGACGAGGTGTGCAGCTGTAGAGCTCAGACATGAGGGGTCCTTAGTAAATGGCGTTAGGGTTGCGTAGACTGCGGCGACGATAGTTTTCATGTTCTTCATCAGCTGTTGCTCCCAAACAAAGTTCAGCACTTGGATAACTGATTAGCCGGAAACTACCGTCGATAGACGTGATTGACATTGTCGAAGCGTCATGCCGTATATCGACCCTCAACGTTTTAAGCACGTTGAGAACCAAACCAAAAAGATCACGGTCGGCTTCTATGGTGTGATGGTGATCCTCGACCATCACATCTTTGCCTGGGTTGTCTAAGACCAGCTGCACGTAGTGCATAGCCAGCCTGATCGTTTTTCCACTCCGACGAGGCAAGCTCGGGTGTTGGAGGGTTTTGACAAAGCTCATGATATGTTTGAAGTGAATTGACACATTGCAAGTGGTGATGTATAGAAGTACAATCCGCGCAGGACTACCTATCTGGTGGTCATTTCAAACCCACCGGAGAAAAGTCATGTCTGATTTGGACAAGATCCGTACGAAAAAAGATTACCCAGAAGAGTTCATCTTTCTCGAAGGAAACACTGTTCCGAAAAAAGTGGCTTACAAGCTGCCATCTCGTTTGAGCATGACGTTGGATGTGCTCATTGTTGGTACTGCCACAGTGCGTCTCTACGCCAGCAACATCGAAGAATCGGCCACTGGCGCAAAGTGGGGACCCCACTTGAAAGAGTTCACTGAGTCCGCCAAGCTGATCATCGAAGGTGAGCCTTGGATCAACTGGATGGTTGAGCATGTCAGTGGAGCAGGCACTGTCGACGTTGTATTGGGGTTTTAATCATGAGTATGCGTAACCCAATTCAAAAGCAAGCTGGCGCAGCCCAGGCGCCAGTCGCAGCAATTGCGGTGAACTCATCGCGCAACCTGAGCAATGCTGATGCCGGCAAGGTGCTGACCGTCAAGAGCGCCAACGTTGTGCTGACCGTGGTGTCGGGTCTGAACCTCGTGCCCGGCGTGATCATCCAAAAGCACACCAGCGGCACCAGCATTGCCTTCACAGGCACCACCGGCAACGGCGCGGCCACGACGCTTCCGATCACCGGCCAGATGAGCGCCATCGTGCCTGAGAACGTGTCTGATGCCTACCGCATCTCGGGAGTTTGATCATGAGCTTCAAACTTATCTTGAGCGTTGTTGCGTCAGCCGTTAAAAAGCTGATCGACAAGTACCTGAACAAGGACGGCTTGACAGTTGGAATGAACGTCAGCGGTACGGCCAGCTGGCTCACCAGCCGTCCGTTTGCAAACCTGATGTTCTATGCAAGCAAATGGACATCGTACAACTCACAGACGAGCACGGCCATCGCCGCAATTGCAGGTCAACAGCAGGGCCTGCTGACCACAACGTCGCCCACAGATGAGTTCACGCTGACGCTCAACGACGTTCCCAACGCGAACGGGGCGCCATTGCCAAGCGGAACGTACACCGTGATCAACCCAGATGGCTTGACCCTCAAAATCTATGTGCCAGGCGGGGTTGACCTTCTCGCATGGACGAGTTCCACCCGTGCCACCTTCAACTATGTCGCAGGCGTTACAGGCCGCGTGGCCATTGCCGTGCGGGGCGGTGTGACCAACAACAACGGCAACTTGGCCGTGCTGCTGCCTGGGCACGAATCGAGTTGGAACGCAGGCAACATCTGGAACAGCGAGTTCCTAGATTTCTACGCCCAGTCCGGCTTCAAAATGATACGGACAATGGACATGCTGAATAGCATGTGGCGTGTCGATGATGAGTGGGCTACACGCAGCCTGCCCGGCAAGCTCACACTACACCCGCGCACCAGCGGAAACTCGATGTGCATGGTGCCGTGGGAGTATTTGATTGACCTTGCGAGTCGGCTCAACACTCCACTGATGATCAACGTGCCGGTTCGCGCAAGCGTTGCGTATGTGACGGCCCTAGCCAATCTCTTCAACCAGTCGTACCCGTCCAACCTGCAGTTGTTCATTGAGGGTATCGGCAACGAGATTTGGAACACTGCATCTGCTTTCCAGAACGCTACCCGCTGGGTGGAGTATTACAACTTCACAAAGTTCGTCGGGGCATTGGACTACACCACAGGCATCGTCACGCTGCCGTCGCACGGCCTGGCTACGGGAAACCACATCTTTGCCTTCCTTGATGCCAGCGACTGGGGCCTGTCCGGGAATGGATCCACGGACCCGTTCTATTGGGCGGCATCGCGTGGGGAAGACCTGCTGGTGGAGGTTCTTGACGCCAACACTTTCAAGATGCGCTATTGGCCATCTACGCAGACGCCCAAGCCACTCCTGTCATTCACGACCTACCCGAAGACTACGGTCACATTTCTCAAGTTGGCAGAGGCAGGCAAGTCCCCTGCGCTCGATGTCAACTACTCAACGCTGTGCATGCGCAACTGGTCCATTTTCGACGGAATACTGGGCCGCGAGCGTTGCGTGCACATTTTGGCTTCGCAGGCGGTCAACGCAAGCACTACCACGGCTCGATTGGCGGTGCCTGGCGCGACGGCAGCGACGGATGTTGTGGCCATCGCACCTTATTTCGGCGGATCGGTGTTCGGCATCAAGCTGACCCCCGTTGCGGGTGGTGTGACACCTGGTGTGTGGGCCTTCTACATCCTGGGTCAGCCCAAGGGCGACTCTTACGCAGCGATTTTTCCCTCCGGGGTGACACCTACGGTCGCTCAGATCAAGGGTGCTGCAGGTGTGTCTATCCTGAGCCAATTCAGTCTTGGTAGTTCTGCAGCTGATTACCTAGCCATGCCTACGCTTTCGGCCACAGATGGGACGCAAGTGACGGTCTGGGTGACCGTACAGGTGGGCGCTCAGGACATGGTGCTTTCCGGCACAGTGACTGCCGGTGCGGGGCAGTCGGCCATCGAAGTGCAACCCACTTTTGCGGAGCACGCCAAGCGTGTCCGCGAGGATGTGATGGTCAAGGTGGCTGGCAACATCAAAGCCCAAGTCACAGCAGCGGGATCCATCCCTCTCATGAACTATGAATGCGGCTCCCACAGCGATGTGAGCGCCCCCGGCGCATTGATGGGCTGGCACACGAACTACATGCACAGCGCAGAACACGCGGCTGTCATGAAGGAGTACGTCACGCACATGAGTCAGTGGATCAAGTTGATTGGCTGGTTTGCAGACGTTGGAGTGGACAATGCCAATACGACCTGCTGGGCCGTTGCCACGTCCTACAAGACGGCTGAGTGGTCTGTGGACACCCGCTACAACGCATTGAAGTCGCTGAACGGGTATGTGCCTCGCGCCCAGCCTTTGCAGATTGAAGCCGTAGCCCCCGTAGCCAACATCCTGACGAACCCGGGCGCTGTGTTCAAGGTGATGGATCTGCCAGGCGATGCTTCGCATTACATCTACGCAGGCAACAATGACGGCGCCTATTCAATCTCGGGCAATGCGGTCTACGGTGACCCTGCAAAGATCAACTGGACCAAGCCGATTTCTACGGCCTTGGTGATCCATGGGGTTGTCTCCGGTGCACAGATCGGACGTGGCATCGTTTCGGTGCCAACAGGTGACTCTTGGTACGCAGGGGACTCGCTGTTCGCTTGGTCCACTATTGAGGACACAGACACAGCGGCGGTTAACCCGGCGATTGGCAACGTGGTGGCAAAGGTTTCCACGCCTAAAGCATCTGCAGCCGGTGGTCTTTGGGATATGGACAGCGCAGCGTACAACGGCAGCGGTTTGACAGCGGCTTTGGTGCCAAGCAAACCGATTTTCATTGCCGCTGTACTGGACAAGGACAATCACACCGCGATCTATGTCAACGCGCTGCTGGCCATTGGTGGTGGGCAAGGCGTGTCGTTCCAGGTCAACGCCAGCGTGGCAAACGACATTCGGGCGATCATCGCGGCAAGCAATGGATCAGCCACTGTCACGTTCCCTACAACGACCGCAGGCGCCCATGTTTATTGGTTCTACAGTAATGGGGTTGGCAGTGTGCAGTGCGGCGTGGACCAGAACAACGGCACAACATCTACCGCCCTTGCCTTGTCGGCATCGGGCACGATGGGCACCACGGTCGTCATCGGCTCGAACGCATCAACGCCGCGATCGCTCATGAAGCACGGCTCGATGATGGTCCTGAACCGCACAGGGCTGACACTGGCGCAGGCCAAAGCCATCGTGGCAAAGATGCAGACCTTGCACGGCATCGCTTGATCAGCCTCACAAGCTGATTACCTGGTCTGACGACGCCCCAGAAATGGGGCGTTGTTTCTTTGCTGGGCCTATGGCTGGCGCGATGGCATGAGAGTGCTGAGCGATAGTTCGTGACGCTATCATCTCTGCATGGCAACACTCGACCCAACCCATTACAATTCGGGAGTCTTAAATCATGGCGAACAAGGAGAAGTACATGCAGGTGACAGAACACGCAACAGAGTCAGCAAGTGCTGTGGCCATCACATTGAAATCTGGTTTGTCTGGGGTTGCAGTTACTCTGTTTTTCTCGATGTTTGCAGTTGTGGTTGGCTTCAAGGTGGTGCCTCTTGTGAAAGGGCGTGAGATTGAAGATGCTTCTCGCCGTTTGGCTTGTGGCTTTCTTTCCTCAATCACAGTTGGCTTCTACTCGGCTTACAAGTTCATCAAGTTTGATCCAGACTGGCTCAAGCTTTGGTTGAATGTTTTCCAAGGTCAACAAGATCAGTGGTTTTTTGCCGTAGTCGCCGCAGCACTTCCTTTTGTTGCTGGTTCAGCATTGGCCGGGTTCTGGATTGTGGCTGCGTTCATGCGGTTGGCCAAAGAGAAAACAAACAGATACGGAAGGACTCAAAAATGAATTTGATCAAATCTCAACGTCTTGATGGCGTCAATGCATCCCTCGCTGCCATCGTTCAACGTGCAGTCAAAGCTGTACCGTTTGACGTGATCGTAGTGGAAGGCTTGCGTACCAAGGCTCGACAGGCTGATCTGTTTGCCCAAGGCCGTACCAAACCCGGCAAAGTGGTCACATGGACATTGGACAGCAAGCACATCGAAGGACGTGCTGTGGATCTTGCCCCGATGAAAGATGGCGAGATTGACTGGTCTGACCCCAAGAAGTTCGACGCCATCAACACTGCGATGCAGGCTGCTGCTCGTGAGGCCAATGTCAAGATCCGTTGGGGTGCCGACTGGGACATGGATGGTCGGCCCCGTGAACGTGGTGAAAGCGACTCTCCCCACTGGGAACTTGCTTGACAAGCTTCTGACAAAAACAAAGGCCCCTGTTGGGGCCTTTGTTCATTTTGCAGGGCCTTCACATCCCAGCGTTGGTCGTGGGACCAAGTCATAGCCTGCTTCCTTCACGAGCTCCATCGCATGCTCAAGAGCAAACCGCTTATTGAGCTCAGTGCGGGAAAGAAACGTGACACCAGGTGACTCAGGTGATTTCATGCAGCGATCAGAGCAACCTGAAGTCACATTTGGACATTCTCCGCAATCGAAACGACTCATGGTGTTTTCCTTTCAAAAGTGAGCAGCCAAGCCACTCGTGTAAAAAGACTGGAAACTACCCCGAACACATAGATTCTGTATTCTGGGTACACAAGGTGCCATATGGTGGATATCAAATCCAACCCACCAATCACAACAGCCGTAAAGAAGATGGACAGCATTAGAGTGATTACCAATCGACCAATGAAAAGTGCTGTCTTGTTCACAATGCACTTTCCTTCGTGTTCGTGGGGGCGTAGGCAGTGGCAAGCAGGGCATCAGCAAACTGAACCAAGCCCCAATAGTTGAACGTTGCCACATCCCATTCCATCTGCGATCCACTGGCAAGGGAGCGGGCGTGCTTTTTGGCCAGTGCGTCGAACTTCTCCATGTCCAACTTCGGCGCAGCAGGCACAGCAGCCGGGGCGCGACAGTTGGCAAGCTGCCCCTCTGCGCTTTCAAGACGCTCACCCATCTTGGACAGCAAGCGCACCACGTCATCGACGCTCTTCGCATAGACCTCTTCCCCACACCCATCCCAGCCGGGCACCACGTCCAGCATGATCTTGCGGACATCAAGCTCGGCAGGCACAGCAGGGGCGGTAGGCTGGGAGCCGATGCGTGCCCTGTATTTGACGAATGCCTCGGTGTCCAGTTGAGCGCCAGTGAACGACTCGCCGGTTTCGGTGAAAGTCCATGGGCCGTGCGAGAACACCTCAAGCGGTTCAGCAGGCATCGGCCTCGCAGCAGGGGCGGGCTGGGCTGTGTAGAGCGTCAGCAAGTTGTGCGGCGCAAGGCCCGGCCACTCTTGAGACATCTTGGAGAGATCCTCAAGAGTGAAAGGCTCACGCTCATGGGCGGTGCCGAAGAACTCCGACTTGCGAGGTCGGATAGCTTGCGCGGTGCCGTTCTTGTCGATGATGGCCCAGCCCCACTCCTCTCCCTGCTCGCTGGCCGTGGCTTGGGTGATGGCGTCAACGGCATCACTCATCGCTCGATATGGGCATGAGTAGGAGTGCTCGGAAGCGACGGGCGTTTTTGTCAGGCATGAGCAAGATCCCGACATCAGGCGTTGCAGTCGATAGATGATGTCTTCGGTGCCCATGATCAAAACTCCCAGTTAAAGGCAATACCAGTCGGGCTGATCATGAGACCAGTAACCTTTGCAGCCAAGCATGCGGCCGCAGCAGTGACCGCAAAGTCTTTGAAGCTGGACGTGTGCTTGTCAGGATGCTGTCCGTCATAGACCTCTTTGGCCAGACCGGCACCAGTACCAATCAAGCAACCCACAGTGGGGTTCTTTGATGCAGCGGTACCAAGGGATCCGAGGACAATTCCAACAGCTGCGTGTTGGGCTTTGTCGCGGCCAGTCCATTCATCAGCATGTGATGTGGTCATGGCCAGCATTGCAATGAATGCGATCAGTGTTTGTTTCTTCATGTCAATTTCCTTCAGTGTGAACTTGGAATGCTTGTTGATAAAGCTCTTTCTTAACCCAATAGAGGGACCCGCCAGCATAGTAGTCTGGGTCATTGAGAATTAGGCATTCAGGAAAATTCTGACGATTGGCGAACAACTCACGACCAAGCTGATCCCATTCACGGTCGGACATTTCACTGTCGTCGCTCATGTAGTATTTCTGGGCTGCGGTCAACCAATTGATGCGCTTGGTGATCAAGGTGCTCATAAAAGTTCTTCCGGTACTTCGACCTCGTCGCCGAGCTTGGATGCCACGTAGCAGCGCATGGCGGCGATGAGGGGAGTATTTCCCACTTGTTTAAAATCATTTATACCTTTACATGAAATCCACAATTGAGCGATTTTACTCACTAGTCGTGATGTGTAATTGCAGAGATCAATTTCTTCCCGCTCAATGATCGGCCCGCCTTGTGCCCAGTCGGTGGAGGGTGAGTACAAATCGTAGTCATTTGTGAACTGCGACAGCGCAAAGCGCACCTTGCCTGCAGCAATACGAATGGACTCATCCTCACATTTCGCCACCAACCAGTCCAGGGTTGCGCCTGTGGCTTCGCTGACTTTAATTGTTTTCATGGAAATTCTCCTAGTCAGAATCGACGGCGGGCAAAATAGAACGGAAGCTCTTTTTTGTTCTCTTTGAATTCCCACATAGATGCTTTTTGAGGAGCACTTGGTGAAAAAGCAAGCTTTCGATGGCCTTCCGAACCAGAAAGAAGAATTGCCGTATGGGCTTCTTCAGGATTGCAGCCTTGTTGCCGCAATGCACGATAGAGCTGTTGATCCTCAGCACTTTCGTACACCCCAATTTGTGGTTTCAAGTTGCCGGGAAAGTCAATCAGCTCATCAATGATGATGGCTTTGGGTCTGGGATTTGTGTAATTCACCATGTTCAGATTCCCTTCTTTGATTTTGCAGATCGCAATGCACGTCGTCTCTGATTCATGAGATGCGTGGTCAATTCCAAGTGTCCTGGGTTGCAGCACAATCTCTGATTGCATAGGTGATCCACTTGCTTCTTGCTGGGAATGTAGCCGTGGTAGTGGGTGTAGGCAACGAGATGCACAGCAACGGTTTGGGAGTCCAAAGACATTCGACCGTAACCACCACCACGACCATTCCCTGATGTTGGGCCTGTCCACAAATGACAGGGGCTTGGTTGACCATCAATAAAAAAGCCCGTATCGACGATGTCGCAACGGGCTTCTATTTTCTCGATGATCGTTTTGCGACGATCTTTTTCCATGGCATTACTGTCGTTGGATTAGGATTTTGTACGATCCACTTTCACCTTTGTCATGGCCAATGCCCATGATTCGCAGTGTTGTGAGGATGCTTTTGTAGATCTCTCGTCTCTCTGCAGAGATCTGACGTGAACAACTCATGGTGGGTGTTTTTTTCTTCTTTCGGATATGCACCCAAACACCAGGGTTGCTCAGCATGTGCTGAAGATACGATTCAGTGCGGGTGTTCATACCCGTCCTTCCGTATTTTCCACACAGGGGTCCAAGATCTTGTAGTTGTTGGAGGTATCCCCGTAGCTGCGAACCATTGTGATGACAGGTTCTTTCTTCATGTCCACGTATTCAGCTTTGAGTTGCTCAAAGGTGACTTTGTGACCGGCTTTTTGGGCTGCAAACATGAACCGCAGGAATTGGCTTTCCTGCATGTAGATCATATGAGGCTGAGGAAAAGATTCTCGGATGCTCAAGTGCTCAGACATCAACAAGAGCAGCTTGTCTTGCATTGCCAAACTCAGAGTGATCTTCACTCGCATGTTGGGGCGTTCAGTGTTCTTGTTCATTTTGAATTCCATTGAAGTGACGGCGAATTGCATAACCACGAATCAAACTCCAGATGGTGCACAGCAACACAGTCACAGTGCCAGCCAGGGTTCGATCGTCAATTTGATGAAGAACTGCCATGGTAATGGCCCATGAGCCAATGATGCCAATCGCAGTTCCAATGCAAACTTCAACCGCACTTTGTTTCTTTGTTTGGTTCATGGTTTGCCCATCAGTTTGGAAATGTTTTCGTCGTGAGCCACATAGAACGCTTCACTGATCTGTTTAGCTTTCTCACGAGTAACCCAGAATTGAATTCGTTGACCCCGATGAATCAGATCACCGTTGTCTCCGTAATCGTCCTGAGTCATGATGCTGACCATCACATTGACATGTTGTCCCGGACGAGGATTGGTATCAATGCGAATGGTGGTACCGCTTGCATCAATAAACATTGGCGCCGGGTTGCCCATGATTACTCCGTACCTGGAATGATGAACACCTCAACTGGGAATGGAATTGCCAAGATGTGTTTGATGAAAAATTCACCTTTTGGGGTGACAGCTGCAACATGATCGGAACGATCAAGCAAACCATGCTTGCACAAGTAGATGAATGCATCTTTCACGGCTGTGCCTTCATTGGTATTGGATCCAGGAGCGTAGTATTGACGCAGCAGAGTCTCAGCAATGACAGGAGTCTTCAACATGATCACTTTCCTTCTTGGTTCAGCGGAATGGTTTTCCCATTGATGACGCTGTGAGTTGCTTTGCAGCTGAGTACCGCAGGTGTGGCAATAGTTGTTTGCCCAGATTCACTGCACTGCTTCACGAGAAGAGCAGCAGTTTGTGAATTGCCTGTCTCAATGCCAGCAAACAAAGCAACTGCCAAAAGTACAGCTACAAACATGATTTCAGTCATTGCATTACCGCCATTTCTATCGTGAGTTGCAGTTATTTAATTCAAGAAAAGAATGACGGTAATCTAGCCTAGAAAAAACAAAGCCCACCATGAAGGTGGGCTTGTCTCGGAGACGGACTGCTTACGCCACAGTGATGTTGATCGTGTCCGTCTTGTTGCCAGCACCAGTGATGGTGATGACAGTGGCACCAGCTTGCACACCAGTGATCAGACCAGTGGCACTCACAGTGGCCTTGCCAGGAACGCTGGACACGTAGGTCAGGCGTTTGTCACTGGCATTGGCTGGAGTGAATGCTGTGGCGATCTGTCGGGTGGCACCGACTGCCAGGTTGCCTGCAGCGGCCGTGGCGTCAATCGACACCAGATCCACCAGAGGGAAAGCCAGCGTGGTCTGAATGCTGATGTTGGCCATGTCCGTGATGTTGTCAGGGAACGTGGCATTCGCGGTGGGGTTGGTAGCCGAACGCTTGTACAGCAGATCACGCACGCCATGATAGATCACCACTGAATCGGGGTAGTCGATGTCGGGGTGTTGAAAGGTGCCAATGGCAACAGAACCGCCAGGAACAGCAATGCCGTTCAGGTTGACGTTGACCATCTTGGTAGTCGGGTTGTAGGTAGCACGAAGCAGCATATCAATCTCCTAGCAGAAAAAACAAAGGGACACCTCCCGAAGGAGATGTCCCGATGTTATCAGCTCAAGGCATATTCGGCCAAGCCGATGTCTTGCCAGAGAGATTCATCCAATTTCCCGATGCTCACATTCCTTCCCAGGATTTGGCACAGGATCGACTGCAGCAGCTTCGATTTGGCAATCAGCTGCAGTTGCAGTGTGTATTGACGACGGAGGTCATTGCCGTAGTTAGGCAAGCAGCGGAAGCAGTCATGTACAGCCAGAACCTCGAAGGGTTTGGCCGGCAAGCTGTCCAACAATTCCAGGATCACTGAGTGCTGAACCAGATGCAGGTTGTGCAGGTTCAGGTGGTCAATGATTCTGGCCGACAGGTAGCCAGACTCTTCGTAGTGTGCCCACAAGGTGCGGACCATGTCTGCATTCTCATCGTCATCGAACAGCACAGCCAGTTCATTGCCGTCAGCCAGATACGCCATGTAATCACGCAAGGCTTGCACCTTGGCTGCATCGTAGTTGCAGCGACGTACCATTTCACGAACGATCATGCCGTCAATGCTGTGGGTGGTGTTGGCACCCAACGATCGACCCTCATCCATTGGCATGTTGACCGTGCGAAAGGTCTCATAGGGCTTGTTCATGAAGTGCACTGACTCCATGACACGGCTCATCACCTTCACATGGACATGGAAGTTGTCCGGCAGCACCCACGAGTTGATGGTTGCATTGGGGTTCCACATCTGGATAAAGGCTTCGTTGAGCTCCCAGACTGCCGGAGCCACGCTCTGCATGGTGTCTTCGAACACCTTGAGCAGCATGCCCTCACCAAAGACTTCTTTGGGCACAGCACGGGAACCGTACAGTGCCGTCATGATGGCTTCCTTGGTTTTCTCACGGGTGATCTTGGCAGACTCGCCCAGCACAGCCAGCATGGCTTGGTAGATCACTGTGTAGCCGTCACGGCGCTCAGCTTCTGCCTCTGGACTGAAGTCCAGCTTTTGTGTCTTGATCACATTGACCACATTGCACAGCTCAGCTGCTTTGCGGTCACCAGTCAGTGCAGCCAGGATCTGCAGACCAGAGCTGGTTGCATCCAGGGAGATCGGATAGCCTGAAGGCTTGCCGGCCTTGATGTCTTGCCAAGCAGTGACACCAGCAAAGTACAGAGCGGGCTCTGCAGCTTGAGGCAGCACTTCCATGAGTTGCGGTTCATGGCGATCGAACCAGTCGATGCGTTCCTTCCAGGTTTTCTTGTCCAAGCCAAAGTTGTTGGCGATGTCGATCTTCAAATAGGTTTTTCCATCAAAGAGTTGCATTTTATTTACTCCGTGGTCGTCGGTTATTCGCTTGTTCTTTGCGAGTAGCCCAGCGACAGTTATTAGGGGCATAGTTGCCATCGTTATCCATACGATCAATGGTCAGTTCATCGGCATATCCCGATTTGCGTGCCCATTGAGCGAAGGTCTCGAAGTCATCCCATGCAGGACAGATCGTTATTCCACGAGCACCGTAGTAGCTGTAGTTAACTGAGTTTGCGTTGTTGCAACGATCACGCATGCTTCGCCAGATCGTATGCAAGCGCGTGCCTGTTTGGCCATGTACTCGTGACATGTCGCCAGTCGTCTCACGACGGTAGCATCCACAAGATGTGGTTGTGCCTTTAGTCAGTGCGACCAGAAACACAATGGTCTCTGTTCCGCACTCGCAAAGGCAGTGCATTTTTCGCACCATACGCCCATTGGGCATCTGTGCAGGCACTGCTTCTTCAACTACTGTGAGGCGTCCAAAGGTTTGTCCGAGTACATCGAGTCGTCGCATGGTAGCTCCTAAAAACTGATGAAGTATTGTATGCTATTTCCGGTAAATGTTTGCATTTCTCTGCTCCATTGCTTCTTGAGAAGGTTGTTGAATTAGCGAGTAATCGCCCGCACTCTGTCTTTGCATGGTGACTCAGGGTACTTGTCAGAACCCTTGAGCACACCACAGACTTTGCACATCTGCAGCTTGTAAAGCATGCTCGTTACTTTGAATCCAGCTTGCTCACCAGTGATCCAAGCATGTTTGAGTTTGCCGTCCTCACGGTAGACAAGCAGTTCTTGATTGAGTGACTCGATCACATTGCTGATGACCGTTTCACTCTCCTCTTTGAGTTGCTCACGCACCCAACCTGGCAAGTCCATTTGTTCGGACTTGAACCAGGCTGGGATCAGTGATGCAGCGACTTCGTCTGCCTCAGTCATGGGGCTTTACTCCCACAAGAGTTGCAACAGTAGCCCCGCATCACAGGCCACTTGCAATGGCGGCATGTGTAGATCTGCGGTGCCCATTCAGTGAGCATTTCAAGCTTTCTTTCCTCAAACTGCTTTGAAGTCGGTGGGCTTGGCAACTTGCGTTTTTCTTCATCAGTCATTCGACATGCTCCTTGTTGGCGAATTGAATTACTGCCTTGTTCCACGCAGCACCTTGATAGGTGACGTGGTAGCCCTGGCAGTACGTGCGACCACGCTTGTCGTACTTGTGGGTCAAATAGAAATCTGATCCCTCACGTTGAAGCAGGTCGATGACATCTCGTGCAGTGCGATCGTATTTCTCGAAGGCACGCCGGCGACGATCAAAGTCGGCCTTGGTCTCGCCCTCTTTGGGCTTGTCCAGATTCCGCCACTTGTTCTTCACCATCTGAGCAGTGCGATGATCGATGGTCAGCTTGATGGCATTCATGCGGTTGATGTGGTCGAGACACACATCATCATCATGGTGGTTGTTCCGGAGAATGACTGACCCCTTGGAGGTCAGGTAGCCATTCTCTTTGTTGGTTCCCACGAACTTCGGAGGTACCACCATTGGCAGAGGGAACTGGAAGCGATCCAGTTCTTCTTGCACCTTTTCGGAGACTGTGAACTTGACGATGAATGTCTCCAGGACAGGGTCCCAGTCCATGAGATCAGCCTCAGCACTGCGATACAGCAGATCAGCACACTCTTGTGGATCACGAGTGAGATGCTGCAAGCAGCCCACCATGATTGGCAGAGATGCGCGTTTGTGCAGTGCCATTTGTGTGAGCACTTCAATGGCAAAGCCTGATGGAATGCCTTTGCTCTCGGCGTATTTCATGAAGTCGAATTCGCTGCAGCCAGCGAACTCTGCACGAATGCGAGGGAGCAACTGGTTTTTGTTGAACAGTTGTTCCAGTTGGATCTGATGCTGCTTTTTGGCGTCTCGCATTTGATGCTCCTTGATTCAGTTGGGATTGATTGCTGGACGAGCAATCTGTTGAACGATGGTTGTCTCGATTTTCACGAGAGCCAGTCGAAGATAGAACTCTTTGTGCTTCTCAGCCAAGAGTTTCTTGGCAAGCCAGACTTCAGCATCTCGTTGTGAGAGCAGTTCTTGAGCTACACCACCAGCAGCTGTTTGCCACTGGTACACAGAACGCTGGATCGTATTTTCTTTGCACATGATTGATCCTTAATCGGTTGGTTTAGAAAGTGCCCCAGTAGTCATAGCCCGCTCCGAGTAATGGTTCCCATTCCAGATCGAAGTGGCAATTCCTCGGTGCTCCGATGAACATCGGAGCAATCTCCGAATCTTTGAGACCAGCCAAGCCACAGCCAATCCGTGTCACTTGGAACACTAGCTTGGGATGATCTTTGGCGTAGGCAATGAAGCCTTTGATGTACAGATCGATGCGGCCTGTGGGCAGCGTCTCGATGTACTCATCTTTGGTTGGGATAGCGAACGAGTCACCGCAGTGCCCATAGCTGAAACCCCAACGTGCACCATGCTTCTGGTATGCAGTCTTTGCTGCACCAGCACCATGTACACCGGCAGCATTACTACCGAATACAAAAACTCGTTTGGACATGTTCTTTCCTTGGTTCAGATTTAGCAATGGTTTTTGGCCCACTGCAGTCGTTTGGGGTTGATGTGGCAGGTGTCCTGTCTCATTTCAATGCTCATGGAGTTCTCGTCCTTTGAGTACCTGTTGAATGGGTATTGCTTGTCTAACCCAGCTTCAACAAATTGCCTGATCATTTCCCCGGCATACATCGTGTGATGACCATAGCAACTGTGCTGAAAACAAAACAATCGAAGATTTCCGCAGAGGCCGACACCACGCAAGAACTCAAAAGGATTCTTGGGGTGAAGAACAGTCTCTGGGGCACCAACATCAAGCCAATCGACATAAGCTTGATAGAAGGCAGTCAGTTCGTCAGATTGACTCATGGGAACCTTTCATGTGTTTAGCGATAGGCGCGAGAATACAAACACCGCCCGCTGGCGGTGTTTGGTTCGAGCTAAAGCTTTAGCAGATCACATCAGTCTCAACCCTTACCCGCTCACGCAAGTAAAAGAAGACTTCAGTTTCCCAACTGTCTTGTCGGTTTTCGATGAACCACCACAGTGCAACTGTGGTGGGCAACGTTTCCAGATAGGCAATCACTTCTTTAGGTGTCATGTTCATACTGCTCCCAGTGGCACATGAATACGCAACTTGTCAGCTGCCATGTCCCATGTCATTTTGGTGCCACCATCAGCTGGCACATCACCTTCAGCAAAGGTGAACGCCACCATATGGGTACAGGTGTTGCCCACCTTGCGATTGCGTGCAGCGAATGCACCGTAGCCAGAGCTGGCAGGTTCTTCAGTGATGGCCACCGAAGATCGGTACATGAATGCTTGCTTGATGTGGTCCAAGGACTTGAATCCCATGACCTCACTAAACAGCCCGTGGTAGTAGTTGCAAGTCTGGCCAGCACTCATGCTTGGGCCTTCGAACTTGCCATTCACGAATGGTGCAGGCAGATGCAGGATCAGGCTCTTCACCAGCCCAGTGCCATAGGCCCAGATGGCAACATGGTCAGCCCAGGCAGCACCACCAGACACGAGCGTGTCTTCTGGCTTGACCTCAGCAGCGATTGTTTCACACATGAAGTCCCAATGTTTGTCAGTCATGGGACGCGTCTTGTCTCGGCCAGCTGTGCCGATGACTGCGATGATTCGAGACATGGTCTCTCCTATTTAGGTTGAGGTTTATTTGACGATCTCAACGATAAAGTTGGGATGTTTCCCTTTCCATCGTTTGATGGCAGCTTCACAAGCCTTGCGTGTGGTAAAGCATTGCTGGGCTCTGTTGTCGTAGCACCAGCCACGAATACCCAGGTCACCTGGGAAAATGACAGAACCACGATCATCAATCTCCATGACTGCCCCAAAATAGAGCTCAGAGTCACTGATCTGATTTGCTGATACAGCCCTCCAGTAATCGTTTTCACGAGCACTGATGCGGATGCAGACCGCAAAGTTTTTGCCCCCGAGGGTCTTTCTCGAATAGCCTGGGATGAAGGCAAGAGCACCTGGCTTGAGTGTCTTCTTGCTGTGGGTTGTTGAGCGGATTGGCATGGCTTCTTAATCCTTTTCTTGATTCAGTGTTGAGAGTTGAGCTTCAGTTCTATACGAACTGCTTTGTCCACGAGTTCTTTGATGTAGTCACCGTGGCATTGTTGTGGTGCGCAGAAGCAGACCAGATTGACTGGCATGCCTTTGAGCACCTTGTTGGCGATGTCGTCAAGCTCTTTGATCACAGGCTTGTCTGCCTGCGAGAGCTTTGTGGTCAGCCATCCAGCGTAGAGAGCACAGACCATCTTGCGAGGGACTGATGCTGTGATGGCATGGGGATTGCCCAGCCTGGAGCCACGGCCGATGTACACGTCATCAGGTGTGGGTACATGGGTGTGCTTGTTGACCACGGTCACCTTCCCAGGTGCCACGGCTGCATGCAAGAGCATGACAGCGTGATTTGCCCAATCAGCTTTGGTGCGGCAACGGCCACACTTGAAGTCCCAGTTGGACTGGAGGCCTTTCTTGCATGCGCATTGCATGGTTTTCTCCTATTTAGGTTGGTGGGAACTTGCCATTGATCCAGTTGGTCACGTCATCCCAGGCCATGCGGCACAAGATGCACAGAACAAAGATAGGACCCCAGGCCATGATGGTTGCCATCAAGAACAGCCTGAGAAGGACTTTTTGTTTCTTGGTCATGTGACCTCTTATTTATGTCGCGTCGTAGGCCAAGATCAGGCCTTGGATTGCCAGGACAGCCATGAAGATCCACATGACAAACATGAGGTAATGCTTTGGGGGAATCACCAACTGGTCTTTTGTGACCATAACGATGATGTTCAAGAGGAGCACAACACCGTCAGTGAATGTCAGTGTGTTGATCCCAGCTTGAATGAAAAAGTTGAGCATGATCTACTCCTATTTAGGTTGTGAACGCAGCTTGAGCTGACATTCAGCATGGATGGTGAACAGGGATGTGTAGTAGGCAGCGGCGTTGCCACACACATCTTTCTTGGCTCGTTCTTGAGCTGATGGGATCAGCACAATGGGCTTATTGCAGTGGGTGCACTTCATTTTTACCCTTTAGGTGAGTCCAGCCAAAAAGTTCAAATAAGTAGGGCATGACTTATCGCCATGACCTATCGAGTTGAAATGAAAAGAGCCACCCGAAGGCAGCTCTTTAGATGCGAGTTGGAAGGACGATTACTTCGTCGCAGACTCGCCAAACGTCGAACGAGGACGCTTGGAATCGATGTCACGGTACTTGCGTTCCTGACGTTGACAGGCAGCTTCCCCGTCCTTGCGATGAACTGCGTGGGTGGCCTGCAAATAAATCTGAGCAGGCGTCGGCTGACGGATCATGTTGAGCTCAGGCTTCTTCACTTGGCTGAATTGCTTGTCAGTGGCGTTGGCTTTGATGGTCATGGTTTCTCCAGTGAGAGTTGAAAGTTAAAGGAGGCAAGTTGCCCAGCATACCCTCGGTTAAAAGGGCATGCGGAGTTCTCGGGAACCAGGCTTGGATCAGAACTTCAGTTCACGGATGAACTGGTTCTGGTCGGGAGCGATTTCGGCCTGTTCGTCATTGACACGACGCAGCTGGATCGACAGGTTCAGGATGACCTCTTCGCCAGGCTTGAGCTGTTCAGCACGAGCCATGATCTGGTCCATGAGGTTGTTACGTGCCGATTGGAAGGCAGCAAACTCATGGTTGCGGGAGTTGGTGGCCAGGCGTTCTTGGCCGTCCAGCGGGATGCCGGCCGGCAACGAGACGAACTTGGTGCCACCAGAGGCTTCATCAGCAACGCCGGAGTCATAGCCGATGTTCAGCCAGAACTTGGCCTTGGGACGGTCACCAGAGTTGCCCTTGCCATTGACGGAAGTCGGAGCAGGAGCTGCACCGAAAGTGCGATGGAAGTCAATGCCACCAGGAGTACCGGTAGCAGCAGGAGCATGAGTGTTTGCGTTCGTGGACATGATGTGATCCTTGGAGGTGATGTGAGAGATGAATGAATAGATGCTGACAACCAGCAACCACCAAAAGACGCGCAGCGTCAGTGACTTAGCCGAGCAAGCTCAGCGGATGATTCCAACTTTGACAACGGAGTTGAGTGCGTAGAACATGCCAAGAAGCATGGCAGCAGTGCCCACCCATTGGGTGACTGCGTCAGCTCCAAAGGCAGCACACATGCCGCCCAGGGTGATCATGACCAAGCCTGCAATGAATAGGACGATGAATTGGAGCAGGGACATTTGAGGTGACCTCACTGGTAGTTGAGTTCGACGTTGATGGTGCGGAAGGTGATTTCTTCGTCATCATTCTCGAAGGTGGTGATGTAGTGGTCGTGGTTGATGCCGACACCGATGATGCCTGAATCAGCCACTTCCACGCCGACGTAGAGCAGCTTGTCAGAGCCTTCGTAGATCTGACCGTGCTTGAGGCTTTCACTCCCCAGCGGGTAGAGCTGGGTTGTCTTGTTGTTGATGGTGATGGGCATAGCCACTCCTATTTATGTCTAAAAGACGGAGAGAGTTGGACTCTCAGATGCAGGAACGGGAGATCTCATGGCCCATGCAAGCAGGGTCGAAGAGCTCAGCGTTGGTGATGTAGAGACCAACCAGACAGAGCGCAATCAGGATGACAGCGACTGTCTTCAGAATGGGATGATTGACCATGATGATTAGACCTATCTTAGGGATGGGATCAACCTACCCTGGTGAGGGATAGGTTGAAGGGAGGCTTAGGCCTTGTTTAGTTAGGCCTTGAGCAGAGTTGCGAGCTCGTCGTAAGCTTGTTGGTACTGAGTACCATGTTGCTCACTTTGCTTGGCGAATGCTTGCATTTGGATGCGTGACTCGGCCAGTTCCTGTGCCTTCTCCTGATGGAGAGTCTTCTCGAAGATGGCGTTGTCCAGCTTGGAGCGGACTTCTTGGCGAAGAGCAGCGTCAGTGACGAACTTGTTTGCCATGCCAACAGCGGAGTTGATGGCGGTGAGTGCACCAGTAGCAGTATTGGCAGTTGTTTGCACAGCAGCCAGGATGGAGCCAACGGTCATGCGTGAGTTAGCGACGGACATGTGATGTACCTCAAGATAAGTAGGAAGGATGGATCGATGATGATCCCTACAAGAGGCGCAGCCTCAATGATGTGGGGTAGGCGTGTGGTCGGTGTGGATACCCTATACCCGCACACACATATGACCCAAATCACTATGTCCCCTCATATTTATTCTGAGGATCTACTCACTACCGAGATATCTTAGAGGGAGATCGGCCCCTTTCTTTCTTGGTTCATGCCAAGGGCTTCTCACCACAAAAATATATTGTGGGAAGCTATAGGGGCGAAGCGATCCACATGAGGAGGTAGCACCAAGGCACGTCTGAGCGCAGCGAGGACGTGGCCTGCAGTGCGGACGAGGATGGGGGATTGCTGAGCGCATGAATGCTACCCACCAATGAAAGAAGGGAGACCTTCACAGATCTCCCTTCAGTGTCGCAGCAGGATTGAGGAGCCTCCCCTGCGACTGTAGCTGTTACCCACCTGCTACTGGGGCATGGCGCAACTCGTCGTACAACCAAGAAGCAGCTCCAGTGTAGCGGAGCCCTTTGCCGTAGGCAATGGGCAATAGGGGACACCATCTCTTGTCTTCATTTTGTTGAAGGAGATTTCTACAGGGTGTGATAGAGTTTAGGCTTACCTTCGTCGAAAGACAACCCTCAATCTTTGTTGGAGAGACCAATGAACAGCGCACATGACCTGACCGAAGTCGAGATCAAGAACCTGATTGCCCGTGGCACTGCCCCGAAGATCGAAGAGCATGAGATCGAAGCTCTGATTGTCAAGGAAGAGTTTCACCAGTTTGCAGGCACGACCCTCATCACCTGCGTGTTGACTTTGAAGAACGGCTACACCGTGAGCGGTGAGTCGGCCTGTGCAGATCCCACCAACTTCAAGGAAGACACTGGCCGTGCTCTGGCCCGCAAGCAAGCCAAGGGCAAGATCTGGTCGCTGGAAGGCTATGTGCTGAAGAACAAGCTGGCCTTGATCGAAGCAGCAACCAAGCCCACCAAGCCAGATGCAGATGTCAAGACCTACGTCGGTACGAAGGTGGTTCATGCTTGCCCGATGACTCGACTGGCCTACAACAAGCTCCGTGGTTGGGAGTTGCCTGCAAATGAAAATGGCGATGACGCCGGCTATCTGGTGGAGTACGCCGACGGTGGTGCACCCAACCTGCCCTCGTTCCGTGGCTACGTCAGTTGGTCCCCCAAGGATGTCTTTGAGAAAGCCTACACCACTGGGGTAACTTTGAAGAAGACCACCTATGTGGAGCGCATGCTTGAAGAGGTCGCTCAGCTGGGTGAAAAGATCAGGCTGCTGGACAAGTTCATCGAAGGCAGCATCTTTCCGACCATTGACATTCAGGATGGACAAGATCTGGTGCTTCAGTTGCAGGTCATGAGCGAGTACCACAGCATCCTGAGCCGTCGCTTGCAGCGGGCACAGAAACAAAGCTGAAGCTGATCATTGGGGCATCGCGCCGCAGGCGCGAGCTACTCCAAGAGTAGCGAGCCCCTCTTACGACATAAGTAGGAAGAACCATGCCCGATTACCTGGACCCCTTTGGGAACTACGACCACATCAAGTCACTGCCGATGGCAGAGGCCGTTGCCCGAGCCAAGGAGATGCAACAGCAGATCCTTGCCTTACATGAAGAAGTCTCCAAGGAGATCCGCATGCATGTGTCGACTGTGAAGAGCCGCGAGACGATCCGTGCCAAGATTGCTGTACTCCAAGAAGAGATGAAGTTCCTTCTTGTTCGTAGTGCACTAGCAACCTAAGTAGGAAGAAGATCATGACATTGACCGTAGCTGACGTTGCTAAGGCCCTGCCCCCCAATCTCAAGGGGGCAGCCACTCCTGAGTTCGTTGACCAGATCAACAACATCGTGACTGACCCGGAGGTGGCCCAGCATGTGCGGGACAACTTCATCAGCTACACCAAAGTCTTGCAGGATGGGAAGTTCAAGACTGAGGACTACCTGCATGCGGTGACTTACGTCAGCTTCAAGCTCATGGGGCTCTCCAATCAGGATGCCTACTTCCGTACCTTCCCGGCTCGACATGCTCGACTGGTAGCGGCCGGCACTTCATCGAAAGACATTGCCGCCTACGTCTCGGGCTACAACCGAGGCAAGTTGGTGAACCTGATCCTGGAGCAAAGCTTGGTGCCCACCTGGGTTCTGAACCAAGACATCTACCAGAAGGCCATCAACGTGCAGGCTGACTTGATGGCCAATGCCATGAGTGAGCTGGTTCGCACGCAGGCAGCCAACTCGCTGCTGACTCACCTGGCCAAGCCCAAGGAAGCCGGCCCGCTGGTAAACATCGACATGCGTGAGAGCTCTGGCATGAACGAACTCAAGGACACCCTCACCAAATTGGCACTGCAGCAGCAAGCTCTGATCCAAGCCGGTGTGTCTACCAAATCGATCGCTGAACAGAACATCATTGATGTGGAGGCCAAGTAATGACCGCTCTCATCAAACAAGACTTGGATCTGTGGTTGGATCAAGTCAACTACGCAGACATCAACAGCTCGTTGTATCTGCCGTCTGAGTTTGCACTGACGTTCATGAACTTCATCAAGTTGGTGAACGGGAGCCAAGGAGAAAGCAACAAGACTCCTGCAGTTCACTTGAAGATGCTGGACAAGGTTGTGGGTCCAAGCGACTACATTGCCAACCTCTGCTTTCGTGGTGCAGCAAAGACCACGCTCTTCATGGAATACTTCAGTCTGTTCCTTGGAGTATTCCACTGTCTGCCAGGATTCGGTGCTATTGATGGGATGATCTACGTCTCAGACTCTATGGACAACGGCGTCAAGTCAGCACGGAAGAACATTGAGTTCCGCTACAACAACAGTGAGTTCTTGCAGCAGTGGATTCCGGAAGCGAAGTTTACTGACGCCTACATCGAGTTCAAGAACCGATCGGGCGAGATGCTGGGCATCAAGATGTTCGGTGCCAAGACCGGTCTGCGGGGTACGAAAATCTTTGGCAAGCGCCCTGTCATTGCCATCCTTGATGACTTGGTGAGTGATGATGACGCCAACTCCAAAGCGGCCATGAGCACCATCAAGGACACGGTCTACAAGGGCGTGAACCATGCACTGGATCCAACCCGTCGCAAGGTGATTTTCAACGGCACTCCGTTCAACAAGGATGACATCCTGATCGAAGCGGTTGAATCTGGTGGCTGGGATGTGAACGTCTGGCCAGTCTGCGAAAGGTTTCCATGCAGCCGAGAAGAGTTTGTCGGTGCTTGGCCAGATCGATTCAGCTACGACTACATCCAAAGTCAGTACGAGCTGGCTGAGAAAACCGGGAAGCTGTCTGGTTTCTACCAAGAGCTCATGCTTCGCATCTCGTCTGAGGATGAGCGCCTTGTGCAAGATGCAGAAATTCGCTGGTACAAGCGGGCGCAGATCCTCAGCAACAAGGGGATGTACAACTTCTACATCACGACTGACTTTGCCACAAGCAAAAAACAGACCGCCGATTACAACGTGATCAGCGTTTGGGCCTACAATGCCAATGGCGATTGGTTCTGGGTAGATGGTATCTATGTTCGTCAGACCATGGATCACACGATCAACGATCTGTTCCGGCTGGTGCAAGCGTACCGACCACAGCAAGTAGGCGTCGAGATCACAGGCCAGCAGGGTGCTTTCATTCAGTGGCTTCAGCAAGAAATGCTGAGTCGGAATATCTGGTTCAACTTTGCCAGCTCCGAGAAAAGCAATGAGCCCGGCATTCGTCCTTCTGTTGACAAGCTGCAGCGATTCAACCTTGTTGTCCCTTGGTTCAAGACCGGCAAGATGTACTTCCCTGAAGAGATGCGGCAAAGTACCATCATGGGTGCGTTCATGCAGCAGATTCGTTTGACCACGATGTCTGGCATCAAAGGCAAGGATGACTGCCTGGATACCATCTCGATGCTCGGATACTTGAAACCCTGGAAGCCGGCCGACGCTGTACCATTGAGTCAGCGTGACGATGGCGTCTGGGAACCAGATGAAGAAGAGGCATCGCCGTCTGCTTTGTCTTCCTACCTTGTGTGAGGCCCAACATGCATTTGTCTCAATTGCTCAAAGAACTTTCCTTCTCGGAGTTCTCCAACCTTGCTGTTGGGGAAAGTGGCTCTGGAGAAATCTCTGAAATGCGGCTGCCCTCTGTCGTTGCTGCAGTGAATGGTGCCCTGCTCCGGATCTACTCCAAGTTTCTACAGGACCACAAGACCGTGGTCTTGAAGAAGCTCGCCAATCAAACTCGTTACGTCATCTCGTCTGAGTTTGCTGAATCGACGGCGGCCGCTGTGCCCTACGTCATGGATGCAGCTGATCCTTTCAAGGACAACATCCTGAAGATCATCAGCGTGAACTACCAGAGTGGCGGGGACTCCAAGGCAATCACAGTCAACGTCCCTCGCACTGTGAACCTGCCTGAAGATGTGCCGGCTGGTACGTTGTTCCTTGTCAAGTTTCGGGCCAGTCATCCTGAGGTTGTCTACGATGACGACACCTTCATTGAAGCACCGCCTTCAGCATTCGAAGCGATCAAGGCCTATGTCGCCTACAAAGAATACTCAGCCATGAACACCGAAACTGGTGTGGCAAAGGGTCAAGAGTACCTGGCATCATTCAATGCCCTCTGTGCTGAGCTTACGAATAGCGATACCATCGGTGTCACTGAAGAGTTCACTGACACCAAGTTTTCTGATCGAGGGTATGTATGAGCTGCACCACCAACACCACAGTGTCTTCACGCCGTCGGTCGAAGCAACTTGATCTGCTGATTGAGCAAGGTGCCACGTTCTCCATTCCGATCGTCTACAAAGAAGATACTCTTCCTGTGGACCTGACTGGTGCCACAGTGCACTGCCAGTTTCGAGAAAAGATCAACTCTCCTCTTGCTCTTTTGAATCTGTCTTCTGGAGTGAATGGTGGTCTGGTGGTCACTGCCCTTGAAGGCAAGATTGTCATGACGATCACTGGTGCACAGACTGACGTGATGAAGATCTGGACGGGCGTGTGGGACATGGTGATCACGTTCCCCTCCGGTGAGAAGTTCCGCATCCTCAAGGGCCAGTGGACGCTGGACCGTGGAGTTACCCGATGAGCGAATGGACTGCACCCACTGTTGAGATTGACACTGCAATCGATGTCGTGTCAGAGGTGCCTGTCGAGACGCCGGTGATTATTCTTCTTGGTTCCAGCTCCAGCATTGAAGTCGCTACCAGTGGAGCAGAGGTCGTCATTGATGCCACCCTAGTCGATGAAGTTGTGGAGGTTTTGACCAAAACCAAAGGCGACAAGGGTGACAAAGGCGATACAGGAGAACGCGGCCTTCGAGGTCTTCGTGGTATTCCTGGCCCTGAAGGCTTACGTGGTCCAGATGGTCCAGATGGTCCTCGTGGCTTTCGTGGTGCCATGGGTACTGGGGGTGGTCAAGGAAACCAAGGCAATCAAGGTCCTCCTGGTGAGGTCGATACTGACTTGGTGATTGAGCTCGTCCAGCCTTTGCTGAACGAAGCTGCAGCCATTCCCATTGCAGAGATTCAACAAGATCTGCAGAGCTTGCCTGGCAGTATCCTGAGCTCGTTCCTGGGTGACCTGGCCGGCCAAGACATTGCAGATGCTGACTGGGCAGCTGGTGACGACGATGTGCACCATGTTGGCACGGTAACTCTCACGTCGATGATCAACGACGAGATCTACAACAGCTATCGCAAGACGACAGCCATGCTTGCCCAAGTGGGTGATTCCTTGGGAGCCGTTCGAAGTGAGCAGTACGCTCAGGCCGAATATGGCCGAGCTACTGCCGGACAACTCACCCAGTTTGTTGCTCAGACTGGCACGAATGTTGCAGCCATTGAGCAGCGTCTTGAGGTTGTGTCTACTCAGACTTATGCAACTGCCACTGCCCTTGAGCAGTATAGTGTCACGACCGATGGCTCTTTGGCCCAAGTCACCAATCGAATTGACCTTCTGGTTGACGACATCGGGGCTACAACCATTCTTCAAAATGAAGCCATTGCTGCAACCAACGGCAATGTGGCTCTGCTTCAAGATACTGTGGAACTGCAAGCTGACGACATCGCAGCAACAGCAGAGGATTTGAATTTGTTGTCGGTGTCTGTCGGCCTTATGGGCAGTGACATTACTGAGTTGTATACCTTGGTGGCTGACAGCGAAGATGGTCGGTTGTCTGCCAATTACCAGCTCAAAGCGCAGGTCACCGATGGCGATCGTGTTGTACTGACTGGGATGGCATTGGGTGCTTCTGTTGGCGAGAATGGTGATTACCGTTCTGAGATCATCATGATGGCGGATACTATTGGTTTTCTGACAGCCAATGGCGGAACTCTTCATCAACCATTTACGTTTGATGTTGCAAACGATACTGCTTACCTGAATTCAGTATTCATCAAGGATGCTGACATTACCAATGCCAAGATTGCCAATCTGGCTGTGACATCAGCCAAGATCGATAACCTGGCTGTGACTGCTGCCAAGATCAATAACCTGGCAGTGACCAATGCCAAGATTGCTTTGTCTGCAATCAAGACAGCGAATATCGAAGATGCCGCCATTACTCGACTGCAGGTGGCTGATGCTGCCATTGATACACTACAGATCAATGGAAATGCGGTGACGGTGCCTGTTTCAGCGCAGTGGTCAGGTTATGCGTCAAACTTTAGTGGACAAATAACAAACACGAGTTCATCAAATTTTCAGGGTTCTCCGGTAGTTATATTTGCGCAAGCCACAGTTAGATCCGGAGGGTACGCGGCAGAAGTAGCCGTTCGGATATATAGAAACGGTACACATATAGCAACTGGCCCGTATACCACTACATACAGGGGCCCGGAAGACCCGACCAATGCGTCGTCTACTTTTATATTTATTGATTATCCTGGCGCCGGAACTTTCAATTATGGGGTTGGGTGCTCAAAGTCCCCTGGGGTCTATGACGGCGTAATTCAAGCGGCAATTGTTGCGTTGGGGGTCAAACGATGATCAAGGTTGCCTACTTTATTCAAGCCGATGGGCAGGTGTTTTCAATCCTCACTGGCCCGTCGCTTGCGGGTATGCCAGACGCACCTGCCGGTCAATTTGCAACCCTCACGGATTACAGCGGCCCGCTGCCAGCCTACTGGAATGGTTCGACGGTTCAGGCAATACCCATGCAGCCATCCTCCTCGCACGCCTGGAACTGGTCGACCAAGCAATGGGCCTACGATCTCACCGAAGGCCGGGCGCAGAGCTGGTCCCGCATCAAGTCCGCCCGTAAATCCGCAGAGTTTGGTCCGTTCGTGTGGGGTGGTCACGTCTTTGATGGTGATGAGGTGTCGCGCAGTCGTTTTGGCGTGGCTCTTGAGGGGGCCAAAGAAGCGATTTCGGCAGGCAACACAACATGGTCAAAGCCATGGAAACTGGCAAACAACGCTGTCATTATGCTTTCGGCGCCGGATCTTGTTGAGGTTGTTCGCGCCCACGGCGAGAACATGGAGGCCGCCCACGCCACGGCGGGGGTGCTCTCCTACTTCATCGACGCAGCAACCACTCCTGAAGAACTGGAGGCAATTCAATGGCCGGTCTAAAATCTTATTTGTGGAACCTGCTGGTCAGCTTGGACCAGTCCCTGAACACTATCCTTGGAGGGCATCCTGATGAGACAATCAGCAGTCGGGCAGCCAAGTCTCGAAAGCAAGGTAAACGTTGGGCATGTATCCTGTGCGACTTGCTCGACAAGCTGGACCCCAATCACTGTGAGAAGAGCATTGAAGCGGACGAAGGCTTCCATTAATTGAAGAGAACAACCATGGCAGCACCTACTCTTGAAAAAATTATTGAGCACCATCTGTCCCAGAATGCTGGACAGAAGTTGACTCCCCATCTTATTACTGGCTTGGTGATTCTTATTGGTCAGAACATCCGCCAAGCTGATTTGCACAAAGAACCTGCTGTGGTTGCGGAGGAATCTCATGATTGACTTTGGCGACTATAAAGTGGACCTGGACACGGCCCGGCCCAATCCAACGAACAACACTCAAGTTGTTCGTGGTGACTCTCCTCGCACGGCATTTAGCAAATACAACGACATGCTTGATGCTGTGCATCAAGTGACTCGTCATGTTGGTCCTTTGGCTCCATCTCCTACTTCACCGTGGATGCAGTGGCTGGATACAAGTATTGATCCTCCTGTTGAGCGCCAACGTAATAGCATCGATACTGCGTGGGTTCTTGCCACTGTAAATGGTGCTTTGCGAGTTGATTCAAATGGCAATGTGGGCATTGGCGTAAGCGACCCAGATGCACCTTTGGTCATAAAAGCAAACTCAGCCTCTTATGGCATTTCTGTGAGAGGGAGGTCATCTGATAGTGCGAGTCTGATTGCATTCCGTTCAAATAACAATTCTACGGAGTTGGCTCGTCTCTTAAGATCTTCCGACGGGAACTTGGCAATCAGCAATACTTCTGGCGGTTCGTCAATAACACTGACTCCATTGGGGTCGAGCGGAAACTCTTACTTTTCTTTTACCTCCGCAGGAAACTTCACCAACGTCGGGACAAATGATGCGATTCATGTCATCAACCAGACCGACCCAGTCGCAACAAACAACAAAAGCCCGATTATCTCTTTGAGAAAAGCGGGAGTCATCTCATTCAATCTCTCTTGCGATGGCGGTAACACTGGTTTGACAAGGTATGACGCAAAGAGCAATACCGGTCAGCATCAATTTTATACAGACGGTGTCGAGAGGGTAAAAATCAGTCCTCCCGGTAACTTGTTGGTCGGGATAACTTCTTCTTCTGCAAGGCTGCACGTTCAAGGTTCTGGTGGGGCAAATGATCTTGGTTTCTTTCAACAAGGTGGAACATCAAGCGCAGTGGTGGTGATCAACCATGAAGATCCTCTAGGAACAAACCCAGGATCGAGACCGGTTTTGTCTTTGAGAAAAGGAAACGTCACCTCGTTCAATTTATCAGTGGACGGTACAACGCTTGGGGCCACGTACTACGACGCTATTGGCCCCAATGGGCAACATCGCTTCTACACAAACGGAACCGAACGGCTGACCGTCAGAGAAAGCGGGTTCGTAGGTATTGGTACACCAACACCCACAGCAAGACTGGATGTCAGTAGCGATACGCTCCGGTTGAGAACAGCAAAGACGCCTGCCAGTGGGACTGCTACAGGCAATGCCGGTGACGTTTGCTGGGACGCCAGCTACATCTACGTCTGCGTAGCAACCAACACATGGAAGCGATCGGCAATCGCAACATGGTAATATTTACCGGAGAAGCACAAGTGACCACTCAAATCAAGATCGCCATCCTGTTGGCCAGCACCCTGCTTATCTTTGGCTACACCAAAGCCATTCAACATCTTGCTTACCAAGATGGTGCCGCTTCTGTACAGTCAAGGTGGGACACGGAGACTGCCCGACGTGATCTCATCACTGAGCAGCTCAAGTCCAAAAACGAAAAGCTGAGCCAAGAGAACAAAGATCTCACGGCCGGCATTGCCACAAACCTGGAGAATGCAAATGTCGCTCACGCAAAAGTCATTGCTGGTGTGCGTGCTGAGTACACTGACCGCTTGCGCAAGTCAGAAGCCCGCTCGGGAATTTATCGAGAGCAAGCCGAAGGTGGAGCCACTCAGTGCCGGCGTCTTGCAAGCCATGCAACCGAACTCGACCGAAGTCTTGAAGAAGGCCGATCAGTGGTACAAGAGCTCCGGACTACTGTTGGACTCCGTGACCAACAACTCGAACAACTAGGACGGCAGATCCTTGCTGATCGTGCACTCCTGAATTGAGGCTTACATGCAGACCGACACCCAACATCCACAGTCCCCAGACGTTTCCAGCAAGATGACAACCTGGGCCAATGAGCCCACGTTGGCTGCATTGAAGACAGATCTGGAAGCGGCCAAGCCTGCACACGATGCTCAGGTTGCTCGCATCAATCACTGGAATGATCTGCTGAAAGTCAAAGGCAATGCCAAGCCCAAGACGGTGAAAGGTCGATCTTCTGTTCAACCGAAATTGATTCGTCGCCAAGCTGAGTGGCGATACTCGGCTTTGAGTGAGCCGTTCTTGAGCTCACCCAAATTGTTCAACATCAATCCGGTGACGTTTGAAGACACGAAAGCGGCCAAACAAAATGAGTTGGTGCTGAACTGGCAGTTCCGGACCAAGCTCAACCGTGTGAAGTTCATCGACGATTACGTGCGTGCCACTGTCGATGAAGGCACCTGCATTGCTAAGCTCGGATGGAAGCGAGCAACCAAAATGGTCAAAGAAGACGTGCCTGTCTTCGATCATTTTGAAATTGACAATGAAGAGAATCTCAAGGTTCTGCAGCAGGCCATTGAGCTCAAAGTTTCGAATCCTCGTGAGTTCGAAGAAAAGGCAAGCCCTGAAGTCAAGGCCAGCGTTACTTTGTATGAAGAGACTGGTCAGGCCACGATTGCCGTAAAAAATGGCACTCAAAAGGTTGATGTCGAAAAGGTGCTGGAGAATCGCCCTATCGTCGACATCATGAACCCAGCCAATGTCTACATCGACCCGAGCTGTGGTGGTGACATTGACCGGGCTATGTTTGTTGCCATTACCTTTGAGACCTGCCATGCAGATCTGAAGAAGGAAGGCAAAAAATACAAGAACTTGGGCAAGGTTTTGCTTGATGGTGCCAATCCATTGAACGAACCCGACCATGCCACCAATACCCCGAACGACTTCAACTTTGCTGACAAGGCACGGAAGAAGGTCGTGGCCTACGAATACTGGGGCTATTTCGACATTGAGGGTAATGGCGAGCTGGTTCCATTTGTGGCTACCTGGATCGGCAATGTTTTGATTCGAATGGAGCTCAATCCATTCCCCGACCAGAAGCTCCCTTTTGTTGTGGTTCCCTACCTGCCGGTCACTCGTGATCTGTACGGTGAGCCTGATGCTGAGCTGCTGGAAGACAATCAGCGTGTCCTGGGTGCGGTCATGCGTGGCATGGTTGACTTGATGGGCAAGTCGGCCAATGCACAGCAGGGCATGGCCAAGGGTTTGTTGGATCCTTTGAACCGTCGTCGATTTGATTCCGGTGAGAACTACGAGTTCAACCCCAATCAGCATCCCAACAACGGGATGCTTCAGCATACCTTTCCAGAGATTCCTCAGTCAGCCATGCTGATGCTGGGTTTGCAGAACCAAGAAGCAGAAGGCCTCACTGGTGTGAAGTCCTTCAGTGGTGGTGTCTCAGGTGCTGCTTACGGTGACGTGGCTGCTGGTATTCGGGGCGCACTGGATGCTGCCTCCAAACGAGAGATGGCTATTCTCCGTCGTTTGGCTAAGGGCATGTCGGACATTGGCAGCAAAATCATTGCCATGAACGGTGAGTTCATGTCTGAGTCGGAAATCATCCGGATCACCAATGAAGAGTTTGTCGATGTGCTTCGTGAAGACCTGGCCGGCAACTTCGACTTGGAAGTGGACATTTCGACGGCTGAGGTTGATGACGCCAAAGCCAAGGACCTGGGTTTCATGCTGCAGACTCTGGGTCCAAACATGGACAGCAGTATCACCATGATGATCCTGTCTGAGATTGCTCGACTCAAGCGCATGCCTGAATTGGCCAACATGCTTACCAATTGGAAACCTACTCCCGATCCTTTGGCTCAGGCTCTCAAAGAAGCTGAACTTCAAAAAGCCCAGAAAGAGGTTGAAAAGCTGCAAAGCGAGATCGACCTCAATCAGGCCAAAGCTGCTGAAGCTCGTGCCAGCAAGGAACAGAAAGACTTGGACTTTGTCGAACAGGAGACCGGTACCAAGCACGCCCGTGAACTTGAGAAACAAGGTGGCCAGGCTCGTGGCAATCAGAATTTGGAAGTGACCAAGGCTTTGCTGAAATCACGCAAGCCTGATGAATCTGCTCCTGATGTTGAAGCAGGTATTGGCTTCAACCAACTTAGTGATATGATTGAGGGAGGACAAGGCCAACCTGGCCTGGGTTCCATCCCAGCAATCCAAGCACCGAGCTACTAAGAGGAATTTCCACCATGTCTGAAACCGCCGCACTGATCAAGCAACAAGAAGATGCCAAGGCCTTCATGGCTCGCCGTGATACGGCTTTGAGGCTCTACGACAATCCTGACTTCAAGAAACTCATCCTGAAGGAATTCTGTGTCGAAGAATGTGCTCGCTACGTGCACACCAGTGCCGACCCTGCGCTGAAGCCGGAGAATCGTGCTGATGCCCTGGCTCTTGCCCAGGCTGCTGGCCATCTTCGCCGCTGGTTGTCGGTGGTTGTCCAGATGGGCAATCAGGCCGAAGGCCAACTCCAAAGCCTGGATCAGGCCATCGAAGAAGCTCGTCAAGAAGGGGGCGCTGAATGACTGGTGAAATCCTCGCCATGTCGGACGAGGAGTTTCTGAAACTCAGCGAACCCCCGGCAGTGTCTGGGGCTTCGACTGAATCGTCAGATTCCACGGTCACCGACGAAGAGCGTGCTGCTGAACAGGCTGCAGCCGCTTCTGCCCAAGCTCAAGCAGATGCTAACGCAGCTGCTGAGTTGTCCCGTCAAACTGAAGAAGCAGCTGCGCTTGCCTCACAATGGTGATACAGTCGCCACCGAGTCCGGTGAGCAAACTCCCACGGCAAACAAGCCCGCTGAGAATGCGCCCCCTGTTGATCAATCAGGCAAGGCAAATTCCAGTGGCGAGTCCACAGAAAATTCTTCTGTTGGTTCCAAGGCTGAAGGCCAGGGTGAGACTCCCGACTATGAGGGGTTCTACAAGCAGATCATGTCGCCGCTAAAAGCGAACGGCAAAACGATCACTTTGCAGGATCCCAAAGAAGCGATTCAGCTCATGCAGATGGGCGCCAATTACACCCGCAAAATGCAGGAATTGGCGCCTCACCGCAAACTGCTGATGATGCTTGACGCCAACGGCTTGATGGATGAAGGTCAACTTTCTTTTGCCATTGACTTGGTGAAGAAGAATCCTGAAGCCATCAAGAAGTTGGTCAAAGACGCTGGCATTGATCCTCTGGATATTGATGCCAGCACTGAACCGAACTACCAAGCAGGCAATCACAGGGTGTCTGATCAGGAAGTGTCTTTCGCCACTGTCCTTGACGATGTCAAGGGCAAGGATGGCGGTACCGAGACGCTCCGGGTCATTCAGACCCAATGGGATCAAGCCAGCAAGGATGTGTTGTGGGCAAACCCAGATCTGATGGACACGATTCACGAACAGCGTGCTTCGGGCATTTATGGCCGAATTGCCGATGAAGTGGAACGCCAAAAGACCCTTGGTGCCATCCCTGCTCAGATGCCTTTCATCCAAGCCTACAAGGCTGTCGGTGACAAACTGGCTGATGCCGGCGCGTTCAACGATCTGGTGAAGACAGAGCCAGCGAAACCTCAAGAGTCCAAGACTCCTGTGGCCACTCGTGCAGCTGTTGTCAAACCGGTGGTCAAGAATGGCGACAAGGTCAATGCTGCTTCGGCAATACGAACCACTCCCAAGACTGCTGAAATGAAGGTCAATCCTTTGTCGCTGAGCGACGATGACTTCATGAAGCAAATGGCAAACCGCCTGTGAAGGAAACACCATGTTGAATTACAACGCCCCGGCCGACGGCCAGAAGTCGAGCATCGACGGTGATGGCTCCGACCAACTGAACACCTTTTTCTGGTTGAAGAAGGCCATCATCGAGACCCGCAAGGATCAGTTCTTCATGCCACTGGCTTCGGTCGTGAACATGCCCAAGAACTACGGCAAGACCATCAAGGTCTATGAGTACGTTCCTCTGCTGGATGATCGCAACATCAATGACCAAGGCATCGACGCCAACGGTGCCACCATGGCCAAGGGCAACCTGTATGGTTCCAGCCGTGACGTGGGCACCATCACCGGCAAGCTGCCTCTGCTGACCGAAAACGGTGGCCGTGTGAACCGTGTCGGCTTCACCCGTCTGACCCTGGAAGGTTCGATCCACAAGTTCGGCTTCTTTTATGAGTTCACCCAGGAAACTCTGGACTTCGACTCCGACGACATGCTCAAAGATCACCTGGCCCGTGAACTGCTGAGCGGTGCTGTGCAGCTGACTGAAGCTGTTCTGCAAAAGGACCTGCTGGCCGGTGCTGGTACCATCCTGTACGCCGGTGCTGCCACGAGCGACGACGAAGTAACCGGTGAAGTGACTCCTCCTGCCGGTGGTGCACCTGAACTGCCTGCCTCTGTGCTGAGCTACCGCAACCTGATGCGTCTGGACCAAATCCTGACCGACAAGCGCACGCCCAAGCAGACCAAGGTGATCACCGGCTCCCGCATGGTTGACACCATGGTCATCCCTGCCGGCCGCATCGCCTACGTTGGCTCCGAGCTCGTGCCCTGGCTGAAGGAAATGAAGGACCTGTTCAACAACAAGGCCTTCATCGAAGTGCAGCACTATGCTGACGCCGGTACCGTCCTGAACGGCGAGATCGGCAGCATTGATGCCTTCCGCTTCATCCAGGTGCCCGAGATGCTGCACTGGGCTGGTGCTGGTGCCATCGTCGATGACAACCCTGGATACCGTTCAACCTTGGTCGGCGGCACGGAGCACTACGACGTGTTCCCCATCCTGGTTGTGGGCGATGACAGCTTCACCACGATCGGTTTCCAGACCGATGGCAAGACCGTGAAATTCTCGGTCATCACCAAGATGCCTGGCCAAGCCACTGCGGATCGCAACGATCCCTACGGCGAAACCGGTTTCAGCTCGATCAAGTGGTACTACGGTATCCTGATCAAGCGTCCCGAGCGGCTGGGCCTGATCAAGACTGTTGCTCCTGTCTGATGACTGGGCACCGAGAACCAAGGGGGAAACCCCTTGGTTTTTTACAACCTGTGGAGAGATTTCATGAGCGAACAATCTGAAGGCACCGGCCAAACCGATGAGCTGCAAATCGATGAGTTGACGTTGCTGAAGCAACGTGCTCGCATGATGGGCATCACTTTTTCCAACAACATCAGCGTCGAGACACTGAGTGAGAAGATTGCTGCCAAGCAGGCCGGCAATGCAGATGAGGCACCCAAAGCGGATGCTGATGTCGAAGTCAAAACCGAAAATCCCTTGGCTGTTGAAGAAACCCCCAAACAAAAAAAGCTGTCGGTCCGCAATTACATGATCCAAGAGAACATGAAGTTGGTCCGCATTCGCGTCACCTGCCTGGATCCGAAGAAGAAGGAATGGCCTGGTGAGTTCCTGACTGTCGCCAATGAGTTCCTGGGCACTGTGACCAAATTCGTGCCTTTTGGTGAAGCCACGGACAACGGCTACCACGTCCCGCACTGCATCTACAAGATGCTGAAAAACCGAAAGTTCCTGAGCATTCGGACGTTCAAGGACCGTGCCAATGCCGGCCAGATCAAGGTCGAGCAGCGTTGGGCCAACGAGTTCGCCATTGAAGTGATGGAACCGTTGACTGCCCAAGAGCTGGCCAAGCTTGCTGCTGCCCAGACCGCTGGTGGCAACATTAGCTGAACCTGTTCTTCTTGGTTCGGCGGAGCCCTCCACATGGAGGGCTTCTTCGTTTAAGATACCCCCAACTCATATTTGATTGGAGCAGGCCATGGCCGTACTTGACCCAGCAGCAGATGCCAATGCTCTGTTCAGCCAGTTGACTGAAGACTATGCTCTTTCCCTACCTGAATTTGACTTGAGCGGGCCTCAATTTGATTTCCCCTTTGACCAGACATCTACGATCTACGATGCTGTCGCCAAGATCTCCATCTGTGACCTGACTACCGGAGAAGTTGGTGGCTCTGGTGTATTTGACTCGCTGATGAAGACGGTGGCTGCCCACCTGAAAGCTGAGTTTGACGCTGGCCGAATTACCGGTGCGGAATACACCAAGTCCTACATTGCAGCCATTGAATCGTCGATGAGCAATGGCACTCAGTTTCTGCTTCAAAAGGATGCAGCGTTTTGGCAAGCACAGACAGCCCAACTGGCTGCCATCACTGCACGAGTGCAGCTGCAAACTGCTAAGGCTCAGCTGGTTCAGACCATGTACGGAGCCCTGACGGAGAAGGCAAAGTACGCCTTGCTGAAAATGCAAGCCACTACAGCCACGATCGAATACAAGGTTGCCGAATACAACCACACGATGATGCAGCCTCTTCAGAAGGAAATTCTGGAGAAGCAATCTGCGACTACCACGCTTCAGATTGAAGGCCTGGACCTGGACAACCAAACCAAAGACTTCACCCTAATCAACATCCTGCCGACGCAGCGGAATCTGCTCACTGAGCAAATGGAAGCTGCTCGTGCCCAGACCTTGGATGTGCGTAGCGACGGGACTACTCCAGTCACCGGCTCTGTGGGCAAGCAAAAGGACCTGTACGCCCAGCAGATTACTTCCTACCAGCGCAAGTCTGAACTCGACGCAGCACGCCTGTGGTCGGATGCCTGGACTGTCCAGAAAACCATTGATGAAGGTTTGACGGCACCCACCAACTTCACGAACACCAACGTGGATACTGTGCTTTCTCGTATCCGGACAGCTAATGGGCTGACGTAATGGGCAGCAAGAAAACCTATGTGGCTTCTGCCGTGTACAACATGGCAGGGGACATCAAAGACCGCCCCCACTATCTCAAAACGATGGTGGCTGGGCGAGTGCTTTCTGGCCAACCTGCTACTGAAAGTTTCACAGCCACAAGTCTTCGAAGCTATTTAAAAGGTCCTGGCATTGACCTTCGCCATTTTGTTCGATGGGCCCGTTTAGATGGCTACAACGCAAATCTTGGTGAGGTACAGAGCACAATCTCAGTGCCGAACAACATCAATACTACGGCCCTGTCTGCACAGTTGGAACTGATCTACGGCAAAACTCTGTACCTGAACCGAGTCAACGTGGGCATGGCTGATTATGGCATTTGGGCTAATCAGTACATGTTGGCAAATCACCAGGACAAGTACACAACAGCATGGGCAGCTGATTTTAATGAAGCTACTGGGCAGATCATCATTCGAATTCCTATGATGTCGCCAATCACATTCACCCCAGTTGGTTATGTGCAGTCGGCTCAGTACATGTATGTAAGCCTGAACCAAGAGAAGGATTTTGTGTCTTCGTCAGAGACTTCGGGTTGGTTGGTTGGTCAGGTAGACGTCCCTGACGATTACACAATCCAAAGCAACCAGACCAACAGCGTCACTGTATTGCTCGAAGACACGACAGTTGTTTCTCAAACTTTGAATGGTGGAGTGCCTTACAGTTCTGCTTTTAGTAACCCACACTACGAGACCATTTCTCTGACAAGCCAGCTCTATACCCGTAAGTCAAATTTACCAAACATCGACTCTGACCTTGTTGTGGGCAGTGTCACTGAAAGCATTGAGATTCGTGAGGTGCAGAGCATTCACGAGAAAATCAACACGAGCACGTTGACTGAGTTAGTTCAAGCTGGCACTCGAATCAGTAATACCACTAGCACAATTCAAACACTTCAGAAACACACAGAGTATCAAAAGATTACTGTGACTGTTCGTGAGAAGTCTTGGGCAAATGAAGAGATTTTCATCTACCGACAAGGTAGCGGCAATGCTGCGCTTGATGCTTTGTTTGTGGCTCGCAGTGCGGCAGGTTCATTTTTCCCAGCTATTCCTATTCGCATTAACAACAAGTTTGTGACGGAACCTCAGTACGCTGGAATTCTTCCTTGGGTACAGAAGGCTGTTGCTCGCTCTACCAACTTTACTTTTGAAAAGTTGCTGGATATTGTCAAAGACAATCCAAGCCTCAAAGACATTGATTTTGCTTACATGCTTTTTGGTGTGTCGCTAAACTCTACAGAAAATGCATCCAAGCGGTACATGTATGAGTTTTTCCGAAATGCTGGGCAGCCCTCTACAGCAGCCATGAATCAATTCTGGAATGACTACTGGGTTGCAGTGGCTTCTTGGGATGCATGGGTTCAGTGGTATGAGAGTGGCCGCTACGAATCGAATAGGTATGACTGGGATAACTCGATGCCAACTGAGCCAACTCGGTTGCCTATGCCAACGCTCCCAAAGCAGGGCATCAATGTCCGATCTCAGTATAACTACAACCTTTTGATTGAGTTTTCTGGGGCTGTTGAGGAGTTGTTTGAAGGAAAGTATTCTCCATCAGCAAAGATCAATACCCTTCGAATCTACAAAGGTCCAACATTGAACTTTAGGCAGTACCCGCAGCAAAGTGAAAAAGGCAGTCGAGCGTATCAAGGCTACTTCCTCGACACCAACGACAGTGCGCCTGCCTACCAGACTGTGATTATTGATTGGCAATACGCGCATGGTGCGTATCGTCGTTTGACTATTACTGGATTGAAGCACGTCAATTTTGTGTACGGAGGTAAAGCAGTTGAGATCACGGCATGGGATGCTCTTGATGATTTGGAAGAATCTGGATTTATCATCCCCCTACAAGAAGAAACGTTGTTTGGGTTGCCGCTTTCGGTGACTACCCAGTTGACCACGGCCTCGACCTACATGATGTTCAACTCGTACCAGATCGTCAAACAAGAGTGGTACCAGACTGGCATTTTTAAAGTCGTCCTGGTCATCATTACGATCGTCCTCAGTATTTACTTTCCCCCGGCTTCAGGGGTTACTGGTGGTTTGCTTGGCACCAACGTTGCTATTGGAACTGCTCTTGGTTTCACAGGCACTGCGGCTATTATTGCTGGGGCCATCGCCAATGCTATTGTTTCGATGATCGTTACTGAGATCATTTCCCGTGCTTCTATTGCTTTACTTGGACCTAGAGTTGGTTCCATTGTTGGTGCTATTCTTTCGATTGTGGTTGTTTCTGTCGGCACAAGCATGGCAGGCGGAAAGCCTCTGTCAATTTCTTTTGGCAACCTCATCAATGCAGAGAATCTGATGAAGTTGACTTCTGCTCTGAGCACTGGCATCTCTGCCTACATTGCTTCAGGCACTCAAGACACCATCGTCGAAACTCAGGATGTTCTTGAGGACTACAAACGTCAGGCGAAGTCCATTGCTGAGCGGTACACTCAAGAATTTGGTGACTCTTCTGGCGTCATCGATCCTCTTGCTGTTGCTGACGCTGTGCAGTTCCAAATAGAAGATCCCAGCATCTTCTTGAATCGCACGTTGATGAACGGCACAGACATTGCTGACTTGTCCCACAACATGTTGGATAATTTCACAACCCTCACTACGGCCTTGCCCTTGGAGTGACCATGTCTCAATACCAGTACAACCCTTTGGCCACGTTTGGCAGCGGCTCTCTGCAATTCGGTCAGCAAAGCCCCTTGGGCAACTTCACTCTTGGCGGCGGTCCTCTTGGCGGCGACAACCCCTACGCTTCAACAGACTTCCTTGCCCAAGCTGCAGGCAGCTCTACAGGAGGTGCTGTCCCTCAAGCTGGTGGCTTCCAGCTAGGCATGAATGCGCCGACCATCGGGATGGGCCTGTCTGGATTGAACAGCTTGGCCAACATCTGGGGTGCCTGGCAAGCCAACAAGCTGGCCAAGGATCAGTTGGCTTTCACAAAAGCCACGACCAACACCAACTTGAACAACTCGATCAAGTCCTACAACACTTCTCTTGAAGATCGGGCGCGGACTCGTGGCTTTACCGAAGGCCAGTCTGCTGCTCAAATTCAAGACTACGTTTCCACCAATCGGCTCAGCCGGTAAGGAGCCATCATGGCAATTTTGACCTGGCGTAACGTTGATGCGCCCAACTTCTCTGGTGCTTTGGAAGGCTACCGCACTGCCAGTCAATTGCTGAGCAGTGCAGTCAAGTCTGGTCAAGACGTCGTTGGTGCTTACACCCAGGCCAACACTGATGCTGCTGACCGTGCCATCATGAATCGTGCACTTGGTGTGCAGGACTCTGGGGCATATCGAACTGCCTTGGCTTCCGGTTCTCTTGTTGGTTCTGATGGCCAAAACGCATCCATGAAGCTGCTTGGCGATCTGGACACCCGCACAGGCACTCTATTGAATCGTGATGTGGTTCGTGAAAACCTGGGTCAGACTCAGTACACAAACCAGCGTGGCCAGCAGAGCGATGCTCTCATGGATGAGGCCGGTCCTGACGCTGCACAGGCTCGTTTGCTGGCCCGCAACAATGACCAAGTCGGTCTCAACAAGTTGCTGCAAAGCAGCCCCACTCTACAAAAGCTGCGTCCTGACCAGCTGGCTACTTTGTTGACCGGCGTGGACAGCTTGTCTACGAGCTTTCAAGGTCGTCGTGGCAGCGATTCGAGCTTCAAGCAAAGTGAATGGCGTTTTGGCAATGAAGTTCGTGACTCGAAGGATGCTCAAGCTGCTCAAGAGGCTTGGCTTCAGATCCAACGAGATAATGCCACTCCTGGCACAGTGCAGGGTGCTGTCAATGCACGTGCTAGCACGATGTCTCCCGGTGCCATGGCCCGACTCAACAACCTTGCCAAAGGCGGTGGCTACAGCATCAACGGCCCGGTGGGTGCTGATGCGCCCAACATGGGCGGCCCCGGTGTTCCTTCTTCTGGTTCAGGTGGTGGTGATTCGTCTCTGTCGATCATGACCGGTGGGGCACAGTTGCCCGACAACATTCGAACTGTTGGCGACATGGTGGACAACAAGTCCACTTTGTTGAAAACCAATCCGAAAGGCACTGCCACGGGAATGTGGCAGATCACTGCTGACACATGGACTGACTTTGCACCAAAAGCTTTGGGCTCTGAGTGGCGTTCGGCTGACATCCGAGATCCTCAAGTTCAGAACAAGGTGGCGGAGTCCATTTGGAATTCTGCACGCAGTAGCGGGAAGACCATCAAAGGTCGATGGGATTCGTTGACCCAAGAAGAAGCAAACAGCATGCAGGGCATGTCATGGGACCAAGCCCGTGACATCATCAGCCGAAAAGAGTCTGGTGCAGTGGCCACGGAGATTTTGAATCAAGCTCGCAGTCGTGCAGGCAACAATCTTGGTGTGGATCTCACACGTCAAGAGATGCGTGATCGTGCCGGCCAAAACCAAGCTACAGGTATCTTCCCTGAGCTCGATGCTTTGCAAGCAAGCCGCAGCAAGTCTGTTGATGTTGCTGACCAGCTCATTGGAGAAAAGGGTCCTCTTCGTGGTGCAAACCGTGGTGAGGTGCTTGACTACATTAACTGGATCGTCGACAACAGCAAGGGTCGAATCAATCCAGCCATGGCTGGTGAGATGCTGGCCCGCAATGTGGGCAGTGCTGACAACTTCGCTGAACGCGCTGGCAGTATGCTTTTGGACGTGGTTGGTGCTCCATTTGGTCGTAAAGTTCGAACTGGGAACCTGACCCAAGGCAGCGATGGTATTCGTCTCAAAGACGAAGGCGTTTACCAGATGATGAACGAGTATCTCTCCGGTGGTACGGCTGTTCGTCGAACTAGTCAACAAGCCCTGGCAGCCGAGGATCAGTCACTTGAAAAGCTCCGAACTAAGTACAACGACGCAGACGCCCTGTATCGCGAAATGCGTGCACAAAGCAAGACCCGCCCTGGACTCGCTGCTGTCCTCCCTGAGTATCAGCAAAAGCGTGACGCATTGGAACAGGCACTTGAACGTGCAATCAGTGAAACGAACAGCAATCAAACTTTGATGCCAAGCCGGGATCGCCCTACACCACAACCTGTCCAAAAAAGTGCACCTGGTGTTGACATTACCAAAAATCCTGCCTTCAAATGATTGAGTGATTTTGGCACTGACTACATCAGTCCGGAAGGCAAAAAGGTTTTTCAAAGTCGTGTTGCTGAGGCTAAAAGTGGAGGTAAACAACTGACTGAAGTTGAAATCCTTCGCGCAAAGCAGGCAGGGTTGCTATGATTATGGGAACTCTCAGGAACCAAACATGGCTGACGTCAACTCCCTTCTGAATCATGCTCTCAGCATGATGTCTGCTCCCACAGCAGTCGATACCAAAAAGCAGTCTGTTGCTGCAGCAGTCGATGAAAAGAAAAGTGCCCTGGGCAAGACCCCGGACTTTTACCAAATCGCTGCTGCAGGCAGTACCGATGCTGGTCTGGCTTCTGCTGGTGAGTTGGAGAAGGACGTGCGGACCATGAACCAGAGTCAGCTCTGGCAGAAGTACGGTGACAAAGCTCCCCAACTGTTCCGCCAAATGGCTGATGGTCAGCAAAAGTTTTCTGCTGACATGACGATCGATCGTAATGCTGGTGAGCTCTTTAGCGACTCTACCTCAGGTGCTGCTTCTAGTTTTGTTGGTGGCTTGGGTAGCATTGCTGCTTTAGGTACTGGTCTGGTCAATGCAGACGCCGGTGCTGCTTTGTCCGGTGCTGTGGCCAAAATGGGTGAGGTTGTTCAGGGCGTTCAGTCGGAAGGTGTTGGCGCTGCACGTCGAGTTCAACAAGCTCGCTCAGCCAACACCAGTCGCGATAACGAACAACAGTACAACCAAGACGTTGCCGATGGCAGCTCTGAGTTGGTTGCTGGCTTGAAGCAGTTTGGTCGTGATTTTGTTGACACAGCAGGCAACTCCACAGACGCGGCTTTTTTTGCCCAAGGCACCGCCGAAGCAGCCGGCTCCCTTTTGTCTGGCTCTCCTGTGGCTGCAGGTCTTCGCAAGATTGGCACAGCACTTATGGGCGGAGCTGCCAAACAACGTGCTGTTGCTTTGGCTGCCCAAATTGACCGCACCACTGGTGTTGCATCGACTGCTCGTGTCGCTGATCGTGCTCGCAAAATTGGCTCGGGTGCGGCTTGGCCTCTGGCAACTGCAGCACTTGAAGGTGGTGGTGCCTACACAGGCACGGTCAATGAAATCATGGGCATGACTCATGATCAGCTGCAAGAAGGCTCTCCTCAGTATCGTCAAATGTTGGCTGACATGGTAGCCAGTGGCGTTCCTGTTGCTGACGCACGAGAACAAGTCAAAGTCACTTTGGCGAACCAAGCAGGGGAACAGGCTGCTGCCATCCAGGCCCCTATTGCAGGCGTCACTGGTTTGCTGACTCGTGCTTTGGAAAAACCCTTCACTGCACCATCTGTGCGTGCTGCCGCTCGTGCTACGTTTGTCAACGAACCTGTTGAAGAGGCTGTTCAGTCATCGACTGGTCAGCTGGCTCAAAACATTGGTGTCCAAGCCAATGCCAATGAGAACCAAAATCTGGCCAAGGGTGTTGGCGAACAAGGTGCCATGGGTGCTATGTTTGGCATGACTTCTGCAGGTAGTGTTCAAGGTCCTGCTGTTGCCGGTTTGGGTGCACGCAATGTGTATCGTGGAGCCAAAGCTGCCGTGTCTGCTGCTGTGGAAGCAGGCAAGCCTTTGTACCAAGCACTCATTGAACGTGGTGACCGCATTCTGCGTCAGCAAGAACAAGCTTCTCCTGTCAGCGATGAAGCCATCACCGCAGCAACCAACAATCTCAACGCAGTCGCTGAAAACTCGACTGCTGTGATGACGGAAGCCTTGAACACAGCCAAGATCGATGAAGCAGTCAAGCAGTCCGGCAACCAGTACGTTTCCTCTTTGGTTCAGTCTCTGCAGTTTGACCCAGCTGAGTTGGAAGGTGCCCCTGACTATGTGCGTCAAGCTGTGGGTGATACCACCTCTCGTGCTGAAGCCGCCATCAAGCTGGCCGACTTGGTGAACAAGTCTCAAACTGATCAAGATGCTTTGAACAACGCAGCAATGCTGTGGATGCTCATGGAACCTGTGAAGGCCATGAAAGAAGCTGACCCAGAGGCGTTTGCTTCACTACCCAAGGACAGCCCTGCTCTGTCGCTTGTGCAGCAGTATTCCCAAGTCGCGAACAGCATTGAAGCCAATGCTACTGTTCGACGTGCACTTCGTGCTGTTGAGCCTTTGCTGACTCGTGCGGCCGCTACGATTCAACCGGTGACTGAAGAATCTCTGGCCACTCCAGAAGGTCAACAGAACGTGCAGAACGCCATTGCTGTGGCATCGCTGCACCCAGACAAAGGCAACCTGGACGCCAACGAACAGATCTTGACCCATGCTGCCCAGGGCAAGCTGAATCTCACACCCGACCAGCTGAACACGCTGAAGACTTCTGTCACGTTGCTCCGAGCTCGTGCCAAGATGGAGGAACAGATTGCTGCTTCTGGCACCCGTCGGGTCAAAGATGTGGTGTCCAGTCAGATCGTGGCCGGCAATGATCCTCTTCGCAAGGTGGCCAAGTCTGCTTTGCAGCACACGCAGGAAATCCTGTCTGCCATGCGAGGCCAGAACTCTGAATTGGCCACAGCTCGTCTTGAGGATTTTGGCAAGTTTGTTCAGCACATGCAGAACAAAGTCATGGCCCTCAACACTCACTTTGCAAACGGCAATCCGAATGCAGATGGCGTGCCATACCAACAACTCCAGCCCACAGGCAATCGTGATTTCAGGCTGTCGCGTGATGGCATGTTTGTCAACACAAACAAAGGCAGCTCGATCGATTTGGCCCAGTCTGCTGCCATCGAAGCACAAATCTTGGCAGACGTATACAACGGTCTGGTGGGCACCTTTCCTGAACTCAATCAAGCCACCATTGCAGCAGTGCCATTGGATGCTGCGTTGATCGGCGATTCTGAGACTCTGGCTCAAGGCTTTCGTGATGCACGCAAGCCAGCCAAAGCACAGCCTGTGGAGACTGACAATGCAAACCGAAATGTCGATGGTGAGCCAAGTGCCGTGGTACCTGCACGAGATGTACGGGTGGCAGCTGGGGATGAAACAGTCGTTGCAACTCCTGCTCCAACAGAAGTTGTTGACCAAGGACGAAGCGAAGCAGTTCCACCAGTTGTGGAAACAAAACAAGACAGCACCCCCACACCTGTGGTCGAAGTGCGAGATCCTGTACCTGACGCAGTTGATGCCAGCGAACCGCCTGCCAGTGTGATCACCACTCCTCTGGATGATTTGTACGGTGACAACAACTTTGCTCGGTCCAGCTTCGTCTACCCAGATGAGGCCACAACCCGCCTCAGTGCTGAAGAGTCTCCAATCGCTGCAGTGCGTCGTGCACTGTCGAGCGAGACCCGCTTGAGTTCTTTCCTCTTTGGTTCGACCAAGCGAAATACTTTGAAGCCTGAAACTGCTTCTGCTTATCAACGGCTGCTCACAGACACCCTGGCACCAGTGGTCATGGCTGTGCAGCAGCAGTTGGCTGACTTCTTGAACAGCAGTTATTCCAAGAGCGTTCCACAAACGATGCAGGAAATTTTCCTGAACAACATCGAAGTTCCTCGCAAATCTGGCAAGCCATTGATGGGTTCAGAAATGAACCGACTGGCTCGCGCCAAGGTGCTGAACTTCACTCAGTTGGACAGCAATGGCAACTTGATCTACCAACCCCAGATGTTGGAACAAGCATCGTTGGCTGCCATGCAGTGGCTGCTGTCGTCTGATTCTTTCTCCAGTGTGATGGATGAGTCTGACGTGGCCCAGATGACTGGCCTGTCTGAAACAGCACTGCAACGAAACCCTGAACTGATTGAGCAACTGACTGAAGGCATGAGCGTTGCTCAGGCCAAAGGCTCACTCTCGATCAAGATTCGAAAGTACATGGGGCTGCAGTCGAAGAGCACCGCTGACATGGCCTACTCCAACGGTATCATCAATGCGATGGCTGCCGAGCTTCTGCGTGCCATGGCTTCTGCTGGGTTGCTGGAGATCAACAACACCAAGCTGACCCCTGCTGTGCACGGAGTCAAGAAAGACAAGACGTTCACTCGCATCGTTGTCAAAAAGCTGGATGACAAAGAAGCTCTGGCTTCTTTTCAGGACGCCATTGAAGTGGCTTCACTGGTTGCTCCCGAAGTCACCAATTACATCGGTGACGTGACTCCTGATGTCGCTGAGCGTCAGATGAACAACAACGAAGTGGCGAATACCACGAACCAAAAGGATGCATTGAGCAAGGAACAACAAACTCCTTTCTACGTGAATCCTGCCATGGTCAGTTTCTACACATCGCTGGGCAAAGACAATTTGCTGGCCTTGTTTGGAACTTCGTTGGATGACGAAGAGGTGTTCAACGATGCTCACTTGAAATCAGTGAAAAGCAAGAACAACTCTGTGACTTCGGCTTTTGATCATCTGCTTAGTGTCTTAGCTGATGTCAGCAACGTGGCTGAAACTGCAGGGACTGCTTTGGATCAAACCCCGATCCGTTACGCCTACAACATGAGCCGAGTGGGTCGCATGCAAATGCTTGGCAAGTACGGTCCACAAGCCAGCAAGCTGGTTCGTGAGGCCATCCTGCCTACTCGATCCACTCTGAATCTGTCCAACCAGAACAGTGGGTCATTTACTGCCTATGGTCTGGGCTTGGCCCAAGCCCTTGGCATCAAGGTGCACAACCAGCCGGCTGACGTGTCCGTAACTGAGGTCATGGCCAAGCTGAATGGTGGTCTGGCTCCTGCTGTTGAAATGGTTCGTGAATGGTTGTCGGCAGTCGATTTGAATCGCCCTGCCGAAATGACTGCCGAGCTCACGACAGACCAAGTCATGCAGCTCAAGGATGCCTTTGCTGCTGCCAAAGCAGATCTCTCGATGGTTGGTCTGCATGCTCTTGTTGATTACGCTCGCTACTTGGCCAGTGAAGATCAATCAGCATTCCAGACTTCAATGTACTTGGAAGCAGACGGCGTCACCAACGGTCCCATCAATGCCATGGCCCTGATGAGCATCGGTGGTTTTACGCCGGCATGGGTTAACAATGTTTCCAAGGGTGGTTTGGCATTTGGCCAGCCCACTACGATGGCCGACATTCGCAAAAGCGACTCCAAGGATCTGTATCAGGCATCGACTGATGCAACTCGTGCACGCCTCTCTGAACTCCGGGATTCCCTGAGCCAAGAAGGTACTGAGCAAATGGATCATCTGCTCAATCTGATGTCGCTGTTCAGCCCAGATGTGATTTTCAATCCAGATGCCAAATGGGAAGATGGCTCTTTGGAGCTGAAGCGTGGAATCGCCAAGAACCCTCTGACCATTACCATCTACGGCTCAGGCCAGTCTGGTATTGCAGGCAAGCTGACTGGTGCTTTGGTCGATGAGATCTACGCACGCATGAGCACGCTCCTGCAGGCACGCAAAGCCAATCCAGACATCTCGGTGGCCGATGCCATGTTCCCTGGTGATCTTGATGCTGCCAACAAGCTGGATCGTTTCAGCAAGTCGATTCATGCTCTGACCACTCTGGTGCCTGTTCGTGAGAAAGGCAATCTGCTTTTTGATGCAGTCAGCCAACCTGCCCGCAAGTTTGTGCCCAAGACGTTCAGCTTCACAGCCAGTGAACTGGAAACCATGGAAGCCAACATGCTGGAGCTGTTCGTGAAGCCGATGCGTCAAGGCATTGCTGACACTGTCGGTGAGCCATTGATGCAGGCAGTTGCTACCCTCCGTGATGCTGCTCAAGTGCAATCGATCTTCTTGGAAGCGATGTACGTCCAACGCATTGATGAGGCCATGAACAAAAAAGAAGCCACCGATCCGATTTGGCGTCGTGGTGACTTCTTGAGTCAAGCTGAACTGAAAAAGATCACTGCCGACCTGCGTAACATTTCTCCTTTGGTTCAGACAGGGGATCAAACTTTCCTGATTACCAGCAAACAGACACTTGACCTCGAAGGTCGTGATCTGGAATTTGGTCGTGCACTGGATGACAGTCTTCGTCCTGACGCAGACATGTTTGGTCCTGGCCAAGCTGGTGTGCGTGCAATCCCAATGATGACCATTGGTATGGGCGACGGCATGATGATGCAACTGCTGGCCCAGATGGGCTTGCAAGGCACGCTCAAGATCTTTGATGGCATGAACATGCCTTTGGACAAGATCGGTCAGTACAGCGAACAAGCCAATGCTGCTGTTTACGAATCGTGGAAGGGCAACCCACACGCTGAGATGCTGAAGACTTTTGAGACGTTCTTGGACAATGTCTCTGAAGCAACAATCACACCGGCCATGCTGCCTACTCTGACTCAGACTTTGTTCTCGTCGTCAGAGCGTCGTTCCATGGCAAAGACTGGTGAAGTGCCCAGCAATGCAATGATCATGGAACGGATCAAGCAACTGCAAGGCAACTTGGAATGGTCTGCCAAGAGCATTGATGCTCGTCACGCTGCCATTGAATCTTTGCCTGTGTCGGTTGACCAGATGGCTGCTGCCGGCCGCCCATATACGAACGGCCGTACAACTACCGCACGCATGACCACTGATGATGCTGTGGCTGCTTTGAACAAGGCCTATGAAGCTGCCATGGATGGCGGTGCTGTTCCAGCGACCGCACCCATCGCTTCCGTGCCTGCTGTACCAAAGGCTGTCGCATCCCCCATTGACTTGGTGGGTCGTGTTGCTGCATCTGGGGTTCGTGTTCTGTCGCCTACTGCCATTGAGAGCCTTTCCCGTGACGGCATGACTGAGGCACAAAAAGCTGTCTACAGCGAGATCCGTCGATCCAATGCAGTGCAGGGCTACAAGGTGGTAGCTGGTACGGCTGAGCAACTTGATGCATTCATCGCTGAGACTGGCCGCTCACAGCGTCCAGCCCAAGAGGTGCATGGCTGGATCAACGTTGGTGACAAGACCATCTACATGATCAACCCGTCGGTTGAGACTCTGGTCCACGAGCTTGTGCATGCAGGTTCCTATGAGACGGTTCTGGCTCACTATCGTGGCGAGAGTGTCAGCACTGAAGTGGCTGCTGCTGTCGGTCGCCTGGAAACTTTGATGGCTGAGTTTGTTGAAACTGATGTCAGTCAGTTTGATCCAGCACTGCGTGCTGCTTACGACTCAGCCAAGGCTGCAATCCTTTCGGCCAACTTGGAATCGGATCAGTCTGTGGCCATGGCCAAAGCACTGAATGAATTCATGGCCTGGGGCTTGACCAACGAACAGCTGACCAAGGACCTGAAGAGTAAGCCTGCTCCTGTTCTGGTCCGTTTGGCCAAGGGCATCGTTGCTGCGATCAAGTCTCTGATCTGTGGCCGCAAGATTGCACCCAAGCCTGCCGACGATTTCCTCAGCAACCTGCAATTCAACTCTGGTGTGATCTTCCGCAGCCAACCCAACATTGCTGCTGTGGTTCGCAGCGGTGAGCTCTATCACTCGACTGCCTATGGCAACTCCAACCGCATCAACACCATCCGTCAGACGTTTGCTCAGAAGATCGTTGACCTTCTGGCCACTGAGAAGTGGCAACGTGGTACGAAGATGCGTCAGGTGGAAGTCTCTCAAGCTGTGCAAGAAGCTGTCTTGGTGGGTCTGTCCTTTAATGCCCACGGCTTTCCGATGAACCAACAAGAAGGAACTACCTTCCGCATGATGCTGGCTGCCCTGGCTACTGAAGCCGACATTGACGCAAACTCGATGGATCGTGCACAAGAGCTCTACGCCCACGTCTCCAAGAACTTGACGGTTGAAGACTTCATGGCTGATCCATCTTCATTGGATCCCCAGATGCGTTACGACGCACAAGAGAAGTACAGCGTGATCATGGGCCAGTACCTCACGGTGAAAGATGCCAAGGGTCGCAGCTCACTGCTCCCATCATTCCTGGCTCTGGCTACTGTGAACGATGAGTTCCGTGCTGTTTTGGCCAAGATGGCTTTGCCCAAAACTGTCAAGAACATGGATGGCACTTTGGATTCGATCTTGAGCAATGCTGGCGACTCGGTGATGGACTCTTTGAGCCGTCGCTTGGCCGGCGATGTCAAAGGCAAGTCGGTTCGTGACTCCATCGACAACCTGCTGGAGCACATTCGCAAGGAAGCCCAAAACGAACAAACGTTCCTTGACCAGTACGCTTCAGTCTCTGGTGGCATCGTTGACCGTGCCAATGAAATTGTGACCAATGGTCTGAAAGCTGCTTCTGACGCATTGCTTGCTCGTGCTGATGCTGCTGAGAAGAATGCATCGAATGCTTTGGTCAAGAGTGGTGCCCGCTTTGCCAAGCTGGTGGCTTTGGTGGCAAGCGAGAAGAACGGTGCCATCATCTCTGAAGGTCTGCTGGCATCCACCAACGCCACAAAGATGTGGGAGCCCCTGCGTACTTTCATCAGCGACATGGTTGGTCGGACTGAGTCCAATGCCAACGTGTACGACATGATCAAAGCAGTTCGCTCAGCAGTGCAGCAAACTCGTCAGCAGTTCCGTGATGGGGTGCCTCAGATCATCAACAGCAAATTCAAGAAGAAGGTGACTCCTGCTCAATGGACCGCAATGTTCAGCACCCTGGCCAAGACTGACCTGGCTGTGCTTCGCGGTTCAATGCAGCATGCTGAGATCGCAGCTTTGATCTCTGACCAAGCTGCTCGTGACACTGAGATCAACAAACTGGAAGCTCAGATTCAAGCTTCGAATCCTCGCCACTGGGCAATCTTGTCGGCCAAGATGAAGCAACTGGCTGTGTTCATGAACACTGGTGTCCCTGGTGTGAACCTGCTTCGCAATGCAGAAGCCATCGGTCGCCTGCTTGGTGAGCAGAAGGCCAACAACTACAGCCTGCCCAATGCAACCACCAAAACTGCCATCGACAAGCTGGTGAGCCTGTACGCTTTGGAAGCACTGCCTGACGCTACCCGAGACACAGTTTCCTCTTTGGTTCAAAGCGAAGCAGATGGTGTCAGCTTTGTAGTTGACTACTTGGTTGGTCAACGCAAAGAGGAAGTTCGCAAGGCCACCGGCACTGCAATGCTGAATGCTTACAAGGGCTACATCCCTTCTGAACAAGAAGGCGGTGTGTCCATGCAAATTGCCAGTGACTCGGAGTTTGCCAACCTTCGTGAGCTTGGCTACGTTCGCGTTGCTCCTTACAAGGGCAGCTCTGTCGAACTTGGTCAAGAGCTCAAGAGCTACTACTACGCTCCTTTGTCGGGACGTGCCATCTTCAACCAAGGCATCATGCAGAACGTCCGACACACTGCAGGCGGTGTTGATGCAACGTCTGGTTTCACTGTCGGCATGACTGCTGGTCGAGTGACCGGCAAGCAGCAGATTGCTCGCATCCTCAGCCGCATGGGCCAAGAAAAGAGCACGGTTGAAACCTTCATGCCTGTGTATGACTCTGTTGGTGAGGTCATTGCTCTGGAGCGTTCAGTTGATCCTAAGATCGCTGCCAAGCTCAACAACAGCAAGGACCTTGCTCGCATGATTGGTGTCTGGCGTGGTCGTCAAGTTGAAGAAGCCACCAGCCAAATCTACAACGAGCAGTTGATCGACAAGCTCAAGGCTATGTACGACGAAGACATGAAAGTGTCTTCTTCAAACAAGGCACAGTATGTGAACCTTCTGGACAACAAGACGGCCAAGGGGAACCCAGTCATTGCTGATGCTGTCTCGCTGTTTACCAATGAGACTCTTGACTACATCCGAAGCAAGTTTGGTCAAGATTTCTGGGTTCGTCGTGACATGGTGCGTGATGCTGTTGGCGAACGCTCTGCTTCGATTGGGGATCTGTGGAGTGGTGTCTCGAACATGTCAAAAGACAATCGTGACCATCTTCGCAAAGCTCTCGTTGGTGCGCTTGGTATCGACGCATACCGCAAAGTGGTTGGTGCAGAACGTTTGCTGCAGAACTTCATGGCTGACATGCGGACACTGATTGTGGTGAAGTCGGTGATTGTTCCGGCTGCCAACTTCGTGTCGAACATCTATCAGCTGATCAGCCGTGGTGTGCCCATGCTCTACATTGCGAAGACCATGCCTGCCAAGCTGACTGAGATCGATTCGTATGCCAAGACCCAGCTGCGTCAGATTGAAGCTGAAGCTGAGCTTCGGGCTGCCACTGGCAATGCCGTTGCTGAGCGTAAATTGAAGGCTGAGATTCAATCGATCAAAGATGCCCACAAGCGTATGAGCATCTGGCCTCTGATCGAAGCTGGCGAGTTCAGTTCAATTGCTGACGTGGGCATGCAGGCTGAAGACTTGGATCTGACTTCAGGCAAGCTGGCCTCTTACGTTGAACGCCAAGTGGACAAGCTGCCTGACAGCATCAAAACTGCTGGCCGCTATGCTTTGATCACCAAGGACACTGCTCTGTATCGTGGCTTGCAGAAGTCGGTGCAGTACGGTGACTTTGTGGCCAAGGCAGTGCTCTTTGATGATCTGACCAAACGTCAGAAGAAGACCAAGGCAGAAGCCCTGGCCCGTATCACTGAAGAGTTTGTGAACTACGATCGGTTGCCCGGCCGGTTCCGCAGCTACCTGGAGAACTCCGGTCTGCTGTGGTTCTACAACTTCAAGATCCGTTCGACCAAGGTGGCTCTGAGCACGATCCGGAACAACCCAGTGCATGCTTTGATGTCGATGACACTGCCTGCTCCGGATTTCTTGGGCAGCATCGGCTCACCCATAAGTGACAACATCCTGGCCAAGTCTCTCAGTGATTCTCTTGGTTCCTCGATCGGCACTGACATGGCTTTCCGAGCACCAACGCTGAACCCCTGGATGAACATGATCCACTGACCAAAAACAAAGCCCCACTTCTGGGGCTTTGTTCATTGGCAGTTGAGGCATGACACGTCATCGCCCATGTCACACATGCAACATTTCATGCTCCCGCAGAACTCACACTTCACCAACTCAGTTGGGATGTCATCGTCAGGGTAGTTGTTTGCCTTGCGTTCACGATCATTGAAGCTGCTTCCGCAGCATGGGCATTCGTCGTCAACTTCGGAGCTCAAAACGTCACCCCCATCCTTTTGAGAGCCTGAAAGATGTGTTCACGTACACCCGATGCAACAGCCGGTTCATCTTCGGTGTGGGCGTTTTGCATCATGGCCATGAGTGCACAAGCTTCGGCTTGGGTCATTTCCATTTCGATCTTGTAGCTGACAACCTCCTGGACAACAGTTTTCATCTTGGTTCCTCAAAGTTATATCCAGAAAAAGAAAAGCCCCCGAAGGGGCTTTTCACACTGCCGATCGGAGATCAGCTGTTCTTGGGACGCTGCAGGCCACCGAACAGGCTCTTGGGCGTGGTGGCCGGAGCTGCTTCGACTTGGGAAGTCGCTTCGGTCTGCTCAGCTTCGCCAGTGACCTGACCAGCCTCAGCTTCTTGGACCACCGAGCCAGTTTCCTGGGCCGTGGCTGCGTTTTCTTGAGCAGCCGAGGCCTGGGTAGCCGGATCAGGCTGCACTTCGCTGACGGCCTTCACAGCGGCCACCGCGACAGGCTTGATGTTGGTCGAGCGGGTGACTTGGGCCACAGCCGTGGGGGCAACCTGGCCGGGCTCGATCAGATCGATCGTGGCAGTGATGCCATTGGCACCACGAGTGGCGGCCAGATCGATGCTGAAGGTGGTGCCTTCGGCCAGGGTCAGGCGAGAGGCGACGTAGTCACGCAGGGCTTGTTCGACTTCAGTTTGGACGAGGGTGATTTGCATGGAAACTCCTTAGACTGTATTCAGCAGTCGGATCAGGTTTTGAAATTGCTGGGTGTTGACCCCAGCGTGGATTGCCCCGATGGCATCGGCCATGTGTTCAGCACTGGAAGCGTTGATCACACCGCCATGCAGAGGCCAATTGGCTGTCGGGTAGTCAGCCACAGCGGCTGAGATCATCTGATCCTTTGTCGCTGTTTTTGAGTTAGTCATGGCTTTTTTGACTTCACTCGCAGTGACCTCAATGAGCGGGATGTTCTGAGCACGCAAGGCACCAAGTAGACCAACACAAATGCCATAGGCTTTCATGCCAGCAGCACTTTGTGAGCCCACAGGGGCTTCCACAAAGATGACTTTGGAGGACAGAACCAAAGGAAGAATGTTGCTGAACAGCTTGTTGGCACGTTCAATGTCATAGCTGTTCACGCGAACTTGCTTCCCCTTTGGTTCATCTCCAGTCTTGATGACAGACAACACAGGCACATCAAGTACCCCTGTTGCCAGGTCAAGACTGGAGAAGGCCAGTCCCCAGTTGCGCATGCTCGGATCCATCCCTAGAACAGGGACCCTCACAGGTCAGCTCTTGGGGCCGAACAGGCTCTTACGAGCTGTTGCAGCAACTTCGCCGGCCTTGGGTGGGGCTGTGCGAGCACCACCAGCAGCACCGTCCTTGATCGTGCGCTTGTCACGAGTCTGACCCTTGTTGCGTTCGAGCCAAGAATCCCAGAACTTCGCTTCGGTCTGGCCTTGGCGAGCTTCGGCCACAGTCAGCTTCTGTTCAGGGTGGTAGACCTTGTCGGTCACGTTGATCTCACGGGTTTCGGCCGTGGGCACGTACTCGGCGTCAGCACCGGTGCCGGACTTCTCGTTCTTGTTTTCCAGCACCTTCAAGATGCCCAACGAGATGGGTTGGCCAATGGCGGCCACCAGCATGTCGACGCCTTTGGGCAGTTCCTTCTTGGCTTCGTAGTCGTAGAGCTTGATGGTGCGCTCTTCGAAAGCAGACTCGGACAAGGGAACGCCAGTGGCGATCAGGCAGATGTCGTCAGCGATGGTGAAGCCAGGCAGAGGAACCTTCTTGGTTCTGTCGTCCTTGTTCAGGAAGAAGTTCTCACCCTTCTTGTTCGTGATCCAGAAGGTCTCACGGAACTCGGTGCCGCTGAAGTCAGCGATCAGGGTCAGAGATGCGGCACCGCCGTCGGATTTGCCGGCGTACAGGGCTTTGATCTTGCCGGTGTAGATGTCAGTTTCGAGGGGGCGAAAACCGCCCAGACGGTCTTGGGATTCTTCCAGACCTTCGCTTTTCAGATTGCCAAACAGAGCACTCATGATGCTGCCTTTCGTTGCAGTTGTTGAACAGAGCAGAGAATTCTGCTCCCAGTTCTACGGGAACGGTAGCTTAACCGTAGTACGCCCGCAGTCGTTTGAACACAAGGTCCATGTCGTTGTCGATGTACAGCTCGTTGCGGTTCCAAAGACCCATGGCTGACCGCATTTTGCTGCCAGCTGTTTCCTTGGTGATCCGTGTACAGAACACGTACTTGACTCCGTCTTCCTTCTCAGCATCGGTGATGGTGAGCAAGTCGTTTTCGATGCCTTCCAGCTTTTTGACTGGAATCTGCATCGTGCGCAAGATGGTCGTGAAGTCAGCTTCAACGCCAACCTTGCCGACAGCACCCTTCACAGGAACCCGAGCTTCCATCATCTGAGCCTGTTCATTCAAGGACTCGTCTTCGTGAGCAAAGATGGTGTAGTTCTTGGTTCCTGATTTGATGGCATGGATCAGATCACGGTAGAAGTTGCCGTAATCGCCCCATGCAGATTGACCAGTCTTGGTCCCGGCAAAGGGAGCCACGTACTGGCGTTCGTACATGTTCATCAAGAACGTGATGGTGTCAAGCACCGCACCCGTGACGCCAGGTTCTTCTTCAATCTGGGTCACGTACTCGATCACGTCTTTGGCATCAGCGATTTCGACGCTCTGCATGAAGCGGTCACGGAATGGGAGTTCCTTCAGATCAGCATTCAAGTAGACCATCGAACTCTGTGGGAGATTCCGAAGTGATGTCGACTTGCCGGTGTTGGGCTTGCCCATCACCAAGACGATGTTTTTGTTCTGGGCCATTTGTATTCCTTTGGTTCCGGAGATTGATAACCAAAGAAAGGGATGACGGTGCACCCCCTTCTTCAACGTGCGGTGAATCGTTTAGCCACAGTTACCATGATCGTGCTGTCCAATTCATCTTTGTCCAGCGGAGCATTGAGCTTGCTGTTGAACGCATGTACCTGATGGGTGACCTCAATCAAATTCATACCGTTGTCCACCAGGGCCAGTGCGTATTTCAGCATCTGGTTGTTGCGATTGCCACTGGCAATGCGAGAGGCAAACCAACGCTCCAAGTTGTCCAGTGATTGGACTTGTTGGAAGTTTTTGGCGTACTCAGCGTTCTTGCTGGTTTTGGGAATGAATGGCAGTGCATCCAAGGTCATGCCTTCAAGATTGAAGTGGATCTCTCCATCAGCAAATGACTCCCACTTGCGTGAGCGTTGATTTGCAGATTCGTCAACCTTGAATGGCAGCCAGCCCACCACGTTTGTCATGAACTCCTTGTACTCATCCACATCGAGTGCAAGCTCGTAGTTGATGGGAAGCACCAGTCGGAAGCGGTCACCGTAACCTTCGGTCTGGTGACGCTTCGTCGTGTAGATCATGTACTTGTAGTCCTTGAGCAGTTCACGCGCGAAATCCAAGTTGTGGCCTTCATCGACATCGATCACGACAAGGTTGAAACCAACCAAGACGTTTTCTTCTGCACGATGGCCGGCTTTGAAATGGTGGTTGGCCCAGTGCATGCCTTCAGCTTGAGCGACCACACCCAGCTGATCGAAGGGAACCTTCTCGCCCAGGTAGCTGTAAGCCCAGTGATCGCTGTAGCTGATGAACATCTCATTGAGATCAGTCTCTTTGAGCTTTTCGCCACGGAAGAACTCGATGCCATCGACAAACGTCTTCTTGATGATGATGTGCTTCTTGTAGCCCCAGGCCGTAGCCAGGGTCATCATCTCGTTGCGTGCTGCATTGCCGCTCTTGTAGAACGGCAAGGCTTCCAGCAAGTCAGCGTGAGTGACTTCTTCGTCGATGCTGGCAATATACTTAGCCAGCTTCACGTAGGTCTTCTCACGATTCAAAATGGATTGGAAAGCAGCACCGCTCTCCTCCACCAGCAGGATGGCCTGCATCAGGTGTTCCATTTCGATCTCGCTGGATCGATCCACGAATGCGTAGGCACCGGCCAGCTTCAAGGCTTTGAAGTAGCGATGCGAGATCTCGGCCTTGCGGATTTCTTCGTGATCAGCCATCAGATCAGCTGCCTTTTCGCAGGCGATCTTGTACTCCAGCAGACGAATGCCCACGGGCTCATCAACCGTCATCTTCCAGCCGAAGCGGGCAGGGTCAGCCAGATCATGGAAGTGCATGGACCACTTGTCCACCACACTGCTGTTGCCAGTCGAGATCAACTTTTGATAGATCTCGGTTGGTGTCATTGTGTTGAAAGCCTTGCGGTCGTGCTGCCCAATTCCAAACAGACAACGACGTGCATAGCCGGTGTCGAGGAATGAGTAGAACTGGTCCTCGGTTTGGCCACCATCCAGCAACTTGCTTGGAGTACCGAACAGCAGCATGTTGGTTGGTGTCTTGCCGTCGATCTCCTCGCCACGAGTGTTTTCAGCTGTGTTCTTGGTGAGCTTTTGCTTTACCAAACCTTGGTCGTACAGCTCCAGGAACAAGGTCAACATGTCGGTTGCCTCGATCAGGTTAGAACCGATTTCGTCGATCTGCAGATTGATGGATCCGCAGTTGGCCAGACGCAGCTTGTGGATCAACTGCTTGACGGCAGGTGTGGTACCGCTGTCGAACGTGAAAGGGAATGCACCAGCACGCTTGAACTCGGAGCTGACGCCGTCGAATTCCTCTTGAGCATCGGTACCTTGACGGGCAGCACGGTCATTGGCGATCTCCCACAGATGCTTTTCAGCAACCACAGGCATGGTGTCTTCCATGAAACGCTTTTTGAAGCCTTTGATGAACTCGTTCTCCATGATGTTCACGGAGTGGCCTTTGCCAAAGCCTGAAGTAGCTAAAGCAAGTGCGTAGATGTTCACAGGGACTTCGCCACGATCCTTGGTCACAATGGTTGCTCGTTGTGAGCTGGCCAACTTGCCCAGGAAGTAGCAAACTTCAACACGGAAGAATCCACGATCGGTGTTGGTGGTCTTGTTGCACAAGACATCGACAATCTCAGAGACTGCCGAATGATGGGTGACGCCAGCGAGGTCAATCAAAATACTTCTCCTTTTGGCTACAGATGGGGAATGCTTCGCAATAGCCACAGCGTTTGGGCTCCCCGGGTTTGGTAATCAGAACGCCCTTGCCTGCTTTGGACGCCAAAAAAGATTTGGCATCTGCGGCATTGTCAAAGTTTTTCGTTGACCGGCCAGTTGTCTTGGCCGGGTCTGAGTAGTATTTGTACACAGGATCTGAGATCCACAGTTCTTCATCAGTGCAGTGAGGAACGTCAACTTCATCTGCTTCAGCGTATTTCAAGAAAGCAGCCAGCTTGGCTTTGATCCAGGCGTCAGTCTCTTCAATGGACATCAAAGGTACGTCTTTGAATGTGCAGCGGCTTTGCGGGTAATTTGAATTGGCCTTGGCCATCATCTTTGACCAGTCGGTGAAGATGAAGTTGATGCGGATGAAGTCCTCAGTGATGCGATCAACACCCAGAGGCTGAGTGCATTCAGCATCTTCAAAGCCGTTGGTGTTGAGCCATCGATAGATGCTGCCTTGCAGCTTGTAGTCATCATCCTTGGTTCCAAACAACCAAGTCATCGCAGTCGTGGACTTGTTGTCATGCACGATGCCTTCAGCCACCATGTCGAATTTGCCGCCAATGGTGAATTCAATTCCATCCACAGTGACTTTCTTGAAGGCACGCTGTTCCAGATAAACAGGAATGGTATTCGGCTTCAAGTCACTTACAGCCGGGTTGACCAGCACACGATCAATGACTGCTTGGGGATAGCCCAGCTTTTTGAGATTCTTGTTCTTGGCATTGACCCATGATTTTTCAATGGAGTCGTGCAAAGAGTGGCCCATGGCACGAGACACAAAGTCCGCAAGATCCATTTCACGTTCAGCTGAGGGCACACGATCAGGCAGAACCAAGTGACGAATTGGCTTCATCAACTTGGTGGCTGAAACGTAGTTGTCTGCCTTGACATAGTCGTACTCGTCATGTACCAGCCACACAGCCAGTGCGAGAGGGATGTTGCTGTTGTTCGTGATGTTCATGGAACACTCCATATTAAATTGAAAGACCGCAGCCCAGAGAAAGAGCTGCGGTCTGGGGGTCACGCTTCGCGTTCAGCTTTGCGCAGAATTCGGCCCGAGTAGTGGACCATCTTTTGCGCAGCACGCAATGGGGTGTTGCCCATTTTGCCAGTGCCTTGGCGGGCATTGGCAGTACGCCAGATCTCCTTGAAGATATTCGCTTCATCAGGGCTGAGGGCGAGAGCATCCATGATGTCTTCGCACTCGGCCTGATAAGGAATTTGCTCTTCACGTTGGGGGTGATCTACCTTCACAAGGTAGTAGTTCACACGGCCCCCGGAGATTTCGCCTTCAATCGCCTTTGGGGACGGCTGCAACGATGGAGTCGACATCAGGAGCCTTGTCTGCTTGTGCGTGCTCGCCGTTGGCAGCACCCAGAGCACTGTCCAGTTCGGTGGCCACTTGTTGCACAGACATGCCAGCAGGCGGTTGCTTGAACTCGGCTTCGGTGAACTGACCCAAGTAGGTAAAGCTCATCAGAACCACGTCCACGACTTGGACTTCATTGGCACTGATGCCAGTGCTCTTGAAGAAGTTCAGCTGCAGGATCTGCTGGGCCTTGCTCAGCGAACGAGCAGGCAGGTCAGTCGTGTCCGTGATCAAGACGCCGTTCAAGGGCACGCTGCCGGGCTGTTCAGTCTCCTTGTTCAGGAAGACGACATTGCCTGCGATCAGGAAGTGGTGTTTCTTTTCGGTTGCGTCCATGTTGGACTCCTTGTTTTGGGCTTAGCCCATTGCTTTGATGACACATCGTCGGATTTGTTCTTCAGATGCATCGATTGGGATCCCGATCTCTTCACACCATGTTGGCCAGAAAATGGAGAGCTCGCCTCCAAGTTTGACTTCATCGTGCTGGATGTCGGGATGGTCCTGCCACTGCACAGCCTTCACGAGGTGCTCATTGGTGTACATGACTGCATTGATGTCATCGCGGACAAGCATGTACTGGGCATCGTGGATGTGGGCACATGGCCGGATGTCGAGGCGGTGTCCTGACTTGCGGACACCACCCATGAATTCTGCACTGGCTCGGCTGTTCAGTAAACACCAAGATTGGCCAAGAGCATTGCCGGCCGTTCGACCTTCTGCCTCAGCTTCATAGGGTGTTTTGCTGTTGCCTCTGATCACTTGCTTGAGCAAGGGTGTGCGAAGACGCAGACCAAATGCTGCAGTGATGTAGCCATCTTTCGAGGCCTGATCAAGCTTGGCCTGTACCCAGGCATCACTAATCTTGTAGAGCTCGTGATACCTGGCTTCCACCATCAATGCCTTCTCTTTGGAGAAGCCGCAATTCTTGATCAGAGTGATGTAGGTTCCCTGGTAGGTCAGTGCAAAAGTGGGTGCTTTGCTGTCCTGACGTTGTGGCTTGTAGAGGTCCTGGATCGAGTTGATCTCAGCGACGTTAAAGTCTCGCAATGGAACCTCCTCTATCTTGGCTCCAGGCTTGAGTTGAATTTGCATGATTGCTCCGATAAAAAAGCCGCCCACATTTCTGTAGGCGGCCCCCCATCATGAAGTGAAATGGTCTTCCACGTTCATGACAGTACCATCTGGCAGGGCGACAGTATCCCCTTCCACCAGATAGATCACTTCGTCACCTTGGGTGACACGAAAAGCTTTCACACTTTCCACTTGTCGGATCAAAGGCATCTCTGAACCAAAGTAGGCATAAGCACGCAGGCTGTGGCCGTCGTAGCCGTCGGTGTAAACCTTCAGCTTGTTCGGGTCCTTTGTTGTCAAGGCACTGATGCGGTCTTCGAGAGATGCGAAGTCCAAACCACAAAACAACCATCCAGGTGGTGCTTGGAAGCAGCTCTTGATGAGCTTGCCCAAATGGAGCTTGCCTTTCTTGATGAACTTGCCAGCTCCCATGGATTCCAGCAACACCAGCACAGCAGCCACCAGCGCAACCTCCACGTTGGCAGGGAGGTTCTGCAGGTTTGGTTCACTGGAACTGAGTCGACCAGACAGAGTCCCACCAAGGTTGAAGTTGCCGAACAAGTAGTGCCAGCCGTCAGGTCCGAGAGCAGCATTTTTCATCGCTGGGATGAATGATGTGAGGATCTTGTTCACTGCACCGTAGTCCAGCATGGCTGCAAGGAACTCTTTCACCTCGGGAGTCTTGGCGTGGTTGACCAAGGCTTCTAAAGTGTCACGATCAACTGAAGGTTGTTTGCTGGCTGTCAACCCAATGACAGGCATTCCCAGAATTTCAAACAAGATCTCTTGCAGTTGCGGGCCTGAGTTGGGATTGAAAGTGATTTCAGTGCGAATGGCCTCAGAGGTTTGGCTTGCAGCTAACATCTCTTGAACAGTCATTCGCTTTTTCTTCCACTCCTTGTTTTTTTCCTCAGTGAATCGTTCGAGTCGGGTGTACTCGTACTCCTGAATCAGCTTGCATTGATGGATCGTATTCAGAGCATGGTCGTAGACCACGGTCAGAATGCTCTCTACTTTGAGAACCTGGTCCATGCTGAGTGGCAGGCCAGTCAACTGCATCTGGATGATGTCAGTCGTCGCTGGCTTGAACAGACTTTGGTACACGTTCAGCTGCTGATCGTTGACCATCGTTTGGTAGTGTTTTTCATGCACATACCATGTGGAGAGGGCATCGACCAAGTTGTACCGCAAGAGCTTTGGCAAAGGTATCTTTGTGATGTCCTTGATGTCATCGTCGTTCATCGCGTAGTTGCCAGAATACTCTTGAGACTGGTCTTTGAGACCGAGCTTGTTACCAGCGCAGCTGTTGGTGGCCAAGTAGGTGATCAGCTTGGTGTCGTCCCAGCATCGCAGCATCACGTCGATACCTTCGAGCAAGCCTTCTGTGTCCAATAGATCTTTCATGTAGAGCTGATAGATCAACACGTACACGTCGAAGCTGATGTTGTGCCAGATCATTTGCTTGAGGTAGCGATTGAAAAAGTCTTTCAGCAGTGCACGCACAGGCCCGTTACGGGCGTTGCGCCCATACGGTGCTTCGGTAGCATCTTCGATCGGCTCGTAGTCTACCGCAAAGGCAATGCCCTCGTGCTTGTTCCAGGCCAGTGCAATGCTGCCAATGCCGGCCTTGTGGTGCTTTAGATCGAAGGCTTCAATGTCGGCTGTGAAATCCACATTCATAGCCAGCAGCTTCTCCAAAGCAGCAGCGATCTCAGTTGGTCCGGATGGGTACTCTTCGTACTTGATGATGTCTGTGCCTGGTGCTTGGTAGCTGCCGGCAACGTGATCAAGCAGAGCGTTTATGCCCTGCTTGATCTTTGCACGAACCTTTTCAGGATCGTAGAACACAGCCCGGTAGCTTGGAACGTAGACCACCTTCCAAGGACCAAACACGCAGTCCATCATGTAGCCAAGATTTGCCTCAGTCTTGGCAGACTTTGTCAGTACCTTGAAGTAGTCGCTGTCGGCAACGATCAGGTACTTGGCCTGGCTGTCCTGGAGCACAGGCACCAACTCGCTTTTGATGAATTGCTTCATCTCTTCGGCTGGCGTCTTCTTTTTGGTCTGAGAGTAGTGCAGATCGCAGATCAGCACATCATCTTCTGGGATACCAAAAGGAGTGAGGTATTCCTTTTGGATCTCATCCTTACGGATGGTGGGGACCAGAAACACCAGTGGGTAGGTGACCAGATCTTGTTGTGAGTAGAACAGCTGTCTCATTGTTGCTCCTAGCAGACCAGTGCTGCAACCGAATAGGCTTGAATCAAAGGCAAAGCTTTTTCGTATGCACGCACAGCATACGGATCGCTTCTGATGAAGACAGTGTTGTCTTCTTTGGTTCTCGACAGGTGGGAGATCTGCGGGATCAAATGGATCAAGCACTCCGGCAAAGAATCCCTGATGTCCTGCACACTAGTGCAGTTGATGAGCAAAGGGGCAAGGGCTTGCTTGATGCGTGCTTTGTCATTCTCTATCTGAGCCATGTCAGCGTCGAACTGAGTTAGTTTGTCCTGCAGATGAAAACCTAGAGTGGGAACAGGGTAATTGCTCAAAACCTTATTCTGAGATTCGTAATTTGGATCTATGTACTTCTTGCCGTGGTGCATAAACCCAAAATGCTGTATGCCAATGCGCTGGCTGTTTTCTTTATTGAGCTGACTGACAACCCTCCCAAGCCTTTTGGTGTCAGGCTGGAAAAGGTTGGCAATGATCATGTCAACCCATTCGTGTGCATTCTGCATGTCGATGACCTTATTATTTGACCAAACCCCCGTATTTTGAGGCAAGGTCTCCGTAGAGGAAAATCCCGTGGCGAGCCCGGCTGAACGCGACGTAAAGCATACGGGCCGCTTGGTTGGGGTTGTGGCAGGTGGAGATGTCACCGAGATCGACGAAGACGTAGTCATGACTACTCCCTTGAGACTTGTGCACTGTTGCCGAATCCCTGGGGCGGAGATCAGGGTAGTTGTTCTTCAACTTGTAGTACATCGGCCAGCGCTTTTGCTGTTGGTAATGCTTGACCAGTTGATTGAAGTGGGCCTTGTCTTCAGGCAGCATCACGTCGTCATACGAGCCGTGATAGTCAGTCGTCAGTGTGGCTCGCCGGCACTCCAAGAAAACACCATCTTCAATCTCAACCATCTCGGTCAAAAGCGACAGGTTGGTGATGGTGACTTCTTCTTCAACAGAAAGCATGCAGGTCTTCAAGGTGACTGCTGAGTTGTTGATCAGTCGTTCACCTTCGATATAGGTCGAGTTGATCTGGCGAATGGCACGAACATGATTGTTGTAGTCCGTGACCCGGCGATTGGTATAGGCCAGGATGCGAGCATCTGCTTTGCCGTCAAGAAACACCTCATCGATCTTGGCTTCCATCTGAGCACTGTCAAGATGTTCGATGACACCTGGCACCAGTTGGATTGGGTAGAACTCACCGGTCTCAACTGTGTCTCGCATTTGCAAGTTGAGGTTTTGCAGATGAGGACAACCAGTTCGCATCGGTTCTGTCAGCTCAAAAAACGGCAGGTTCTGGTTGTAGACTGGACTGATGGGTTCATGCACTGGTGCCAATTGGCAATGGTCACCAACGTAGACGATCTTGCACTTGCTGGTCCCTTCACGCATGAAGGCCAACAACTGACGATCAATCATGGAGCACTCGTCCACAAAAATGATCGTGTTCTGGTGCACAACCCAACTGTTGGACTTGGTGATTTGGCTGCGGCCTGTGCTGTAATCGTCTTTCACTTTGAGATTGAAAAACGAATGAGCAGTTTCTGCTGGCCGGCCAGTGGAATGGCTCAGCACATCAACAGCCTTGTTGGTTGTGGCTGTCATCTGGACATTGTTGTATTCCGGGTGAAGGCCCATCAACTGACAGGTCTGCTCGTAGCGGGGCATGATGTCGTCGATCAGATAGCCCATGAGGAACGTCTTGCCAACACCGCCTGGACCGGAAATGATCAGCTCACGGGCATCGCTGAACAGAAATTGAAAGAAGCCATCAGCGGCTGCTTGTTGACCCTTGTTCAGAGTCTTGGTTTCTTGAGTCATGTTGTGTCTTTCTTGGTTCAGATGAAATACGCAATTGCGTTGAACACCTGTTGGCCTGTTGGGGTAAGTCGAACGTAGCTGTAGTGCGGTCTTTCACGCACTTCAACCAGTTCTTGGGGGAGCTTGCGAACCAAAGAAAGAACAGGCCTGCTGGTTAGTGTCCAGCCGCTTTCATTCTTGTCTTTGTCAATGAGTTGGATCAGGTGGATCTCGCCTGAGTCAAGTTTGCGTGGAGTTGTCATGATTAGCCTTCGAAAAAATGATCATCTGGGTTGTTGAGCCAACTGATGGCCATCGGAATCAGGTAACTCAAGTTGTACATCTTGGGCATTTGCCCCAAGTTCAATGTGAGATCATTCCAAACGTCAACGATCACAACTTCTTCGCTTTCCATTGTTTGGCAGGAGTTGATCAAAGAATCCGACACTTGGGCGCACATGAAGTACACCTTGTTGTTGGTGTCCCGGTAGTAGCGTTCAGTGTGAAAGTTGGTCCAATCCAGGGGATTGATATCTACTCCAGCTTCTTCAAAAAATTCTCGACTCATGGCTCCACGAGGACTCTCACCAATTTCAATTTTTCCTCCGATGCCGTTGAACTTGCCTGCCATTTGACGTGGCCCACGATTTTTACGAATCAACACGACACGATTCAAATCAGGGCTGAAAAGAAATCCACAAACGTATGTAGTCATATTGTGTCCTCATTGAAGTTGATTGTGTTTCGCGGCACCAGGATGAGATAGTGTTCTTCCATGAGATCGCAAAACTTGTACCAATCGTTGATATCTGGTTTTGTGTGGGTGCAGTGCAAGCACTGCTGAGCACCTTTGAGCTGTTCGCTGATGGTCGTATGCACATCCATCCCGTATGTCTTTGAAAAGCGACCAACTGTGGACCCGTCCAAGGCATAAACCCAGACTGTGGTGCCACATTGGCTCACTTGAATTTGATGATCCTTGATGTTCATGATTTGGTTTTCCAAGGTCATAGCGACCTCAATAAAAAAAAAAGGGACCCGAAGGTCTCTCTCATTGCTTGCTGAAGATGATCAGACTTCGTAGAACACAGGTTCTGTGTAGCTGGCCGATTTCAGAAACTTGCCCTTTGGTGCATCAGGCTGATCGCTGCCTGATTTCATGATCATCGTTGGGTAGTCACCTTCGAAGTACACATCAGTCACGCCACGCTCAGCATGGAATTTGATGGTGGCTTCCTTGTCTGCTTCGTTCTTGATGAAGCGAGTCATCACACCATCAATGACTGAGTACATGTCACGATCGGCATCAATGCCCATGAAATGGTGGGCACCGTAGGCAAAAACATGAATGTCGGACAGGCCGTCACGAACACCATTCAGGCTCACGTTGCCGGAACCTTCCTTGCGGAGAGTCTCCAGGTTGTTCTTGAAGTTGTGAGCGGCCAGTTGAGCTGAAGCCTTGTCAGCACCCAGGGCTACGAAGACCTCAGCCAGCTCATCAGCAATGCTCAGCGACTGCTTGGCCACACGATTCCAGTCGATGCTGGTCGTGAAGCCTTTGGGGTTATTGAAAGCATTGTTCATGTGGGCGACCAACATGAAATTGGATGGTCCATTCAGGACGTGACGATCATGGGACATTGTTGCTTCCTTGGTTCAACAGGTGACGGGCATGTTCTTGCTTGACCAACTGCCTCACGAAGTCCTTGATGGACATCGTCTTGCTCAGTTGATCGGCCAGCCACTCTTGCTCGTCGGGATTGAGTGAAAGAAACACGTCTTCCATGAAGGAGCGACGTGTATCAGCTGGTGGAATTTTCAGGGACTTCAGGCGAAGTGTGATGGTGGTAGGATGGCACTCCAATGCTCGTGCAATCGTTGCCAAAGACAGTCCAACACTGTTCAGGCGAATGATGTCAGCATCAGTGGCTTTGCGGTTTGCTCGAAATACAGAGGACATGGCAGTTCCCATGGTGGAGAAAGGTACCCTCAGTATAACTTGAACTGAGGGTACCTGGGCAGCTGACTCAGCTCAGCAAAGCTTTCAGGGTTTCCCCTGCATTTTCAGGCAGACCCCAGACGGTCCAGCCTTTCTTGGCCTTCTTCTTGAAGTCCAGCAGTTCCTGGGCCTTGCCCGGCTTGCCAGCCAGAGCTTCATCCCACATTCCCGTGACCAGTTCAGTCTGGGTGATGGGTCCTTTGACTTCCAGCTTGAGTGCCTGGTCGTTGCCGGCCTTGAGCTTGTTCACAGCACGGACATCGACAGGAACATCACCACGGCCGATTTGAGCGGCTTCCAGGGGAGTGGCCTTTTTGACCGCCGTGGTGGCCTTTTTGACTGCCACCTTGCGTTTGGCCTTTTTGGCTTTCTTGGAAATGGTCTTGGCAACTTTCTTGACAGGTGGCTTGGGTGCAGGTGCCACGTCCTTCAGTTCTTCAGCCAAAGCTTCAATTTCTGCAGGATCTGAGACCACAGTCTGCACCTCCGATTCAGTGTCAGACTCGTCAACAGGCTCCTCACCAGTCACGATTTCAGTGATCTTGATGTTGGTGCTGTTTTGTCCACAGATCTTGACCATCTCAGTGATGCCGATGTGGTTGCCTGCAATGGCTTGGCCAAGCAGTTCTTCACCACCTTCAGCGTCAGAGATCGGCCGGTTCTCCACAATGGCTTTGAACTGCATCTGGGTGAGCTCAGCGATGATGTGATAGCCACAGACGCGCATTTTGTTTGCGTCATAGTTGGGTACAGCGATCACATCTTCAGGCCTGACTTTGGCCAAGACCACAACATCGCCGCTGAAACCATTGATGTAGCCACGACGTGCTACATGAAGGCCGTTGGAGCATTCATTGCGGCGATTGTGGTCCACCAAGGATGGGTCCATGTGCACATAGGAACCAACACGTTGTGTGACCTTTCTTGAGTGCACATCCACATAACCATCTCCACGGCGTTCCAAACGCTTGTAGATGATGATCGTGCCGTCGTTGGCGATTGGCAAGTCACCACGTTCCATGAAACGCAGCAGCTCGTCTGGAGTGTGTTGCCGCTGGTTGCGAACAGCAGCCAATCGTTCCAAAAAGATTGTCAGACCTTTTGCATCACCCTGCTTGGCTGCAGCAGCAAACTGGGATTTGATGCGCTCCATTCCAGCAACGATGCCACCTTTGGGTGTGATGGCCACAATGGTGTCTTCGTGTTTGTCATGATGCTGGTCAGACCCATTTTCACTCCTGTCGGTAGGAGTTTTTTTGTCGCCTTCGACCACGGGTCGCTGTGCAGCAACTTTGGTTTCGTCGAATTCAGCTGCAGCCACAGGGACAGCATGCTTCAAGATTTCATTCACAGCAGCCATATTTCTGATGGCTTGCTCAGAGCGAGTAGGGGCCACAACAGGCAAAGTACCTACTGTTTGCGGGGCAACCACAGAAGGCACTTCATCAGACCTGAACAAGCTTGCCAACTTGGACTTGGCAACACGAAACAAGCGCACAGCACTGTTCGACTTTGCTTCAAACTCCTTCCAGGTGTTTTCCGTGGACAGATCCACATCGGCGTACTTTTGAGTAGCCAAGAGTGGGGTGACTTGTTCCAGCAGGGGACGCAAACGCTTGTCTCCCTGCAACATTTCGATGGTCGTGCCATCTTGTTTGTACAGGATCGCCTTTTTGGTATCGACGATCACTGCAACAATGCGGGTCAGGTTGGTCATGATGACTCCTAGTTGATGATAAGGTTCAGAATGTCTTTGACTTTCGTCATGGCAGCAGGATCTCCCGAGTGCTTGACGGCGTATGCCTCCAAGAGCGAGTTATCCAGCAAACCAATCAAAGGATTGGCGATGAGCTTGTCTGCAAACTCTTTGACTTCATCGCACAACGGAACAGCTGCCAGTGCTTTCCTGGCTTCTTGGATCTCCGTATATGAATGGAATCGGTAATTGTCCTTGGCATTGCGCCAAACCACAACACGAAGTTGATCTTCGTAAGACAGGGGCGTGAAACCGGGTACCAGAGTGCTCAACGTATCGTTGTTCAACAGTATCCGGTAAACCGACTGAAGCAAGTTCCCTTTGGTGTAGCAAGCGCAGTGACTTCGGATGTAGTCATCGACAACGAACTCGTCATACTTCATGAATTCCAGAATTTCTGGCTTCACAGCGATCTCAATGGCGATGCGATCTATCAGGAATTTGCTGACGTTCATAGTGCCCTTTGCAATTTGGCGGTCATAGACTGCCTGGTTGTTGGTAACAGCTCCTTGCGAGCCCCACAGTTTTGCAACTGCGAAAGCCAATTGTTCATTGAGACAGCTGGTTTCTTTGCGAGTGTCTACTGCTGTCGAAACCTTCTCAATGAATGTCGGCTCTGTAGTTCGAGTTGGGTCCACTTCAGTGACGAGCACCTCTGTGTCAATTGTCTTGCTTGACCCAACAAGCAAAACATCCATGCGGACTAAACCAGCACGTTTTACTTTTTTGATTGGTTCGTCTTTGCCGTCAGCAAGTGCAGCAGCATTCTTTCTGCGAGACCGCTGGGCTTTGGATATGCGATCTTGGTACTCGACTTCTTCAATGTCCAGTCGACCAGTCAGATCCATCAGCTCAATGCCCGGCACTGAACTAAGCATCTCCAAAGTAGCGGCTGCTTTGTCTTTGACTCGCGTCAGCTCAATCACAAAGTATGTGCCGAACTGGAATGTGCCAGTAGACTCACTCATCATCACATGCTTCATACGACGAGTGATGATTTGTGCGTTATGGCACACCACCACTGTCGGTTGAATCAGGTGAATCAGGTTGTTCGTATGGCTGGGCATGTACACAGCACCAAGTCTTTTGGTCTGGATACTGCCACGTTCACTTTCAAGATCGCTGATTTTGCGACTCATAAAAGTGATCTTGTCTGCTTTCAGATCTGGAACTGCCGCTTGCAGTTTTCGAACCAAAGGAACCATGACACGCTTGCGCCACCAGCCTGTTGCTGCAGTCCCTTCGCTAAACACACTTTCTCGATCAAAGTCACTGTAGTACGAGCGGTAGGCGTGCTTTGGATTTTGCAAGAATTTCTTGGCCTTGCGTGCAGTGTCTTGCCAAGTCGAAGTCAAGCCTCGTGGGATTGCTCCTGCAGCAGCCATGCCATTGAGCATGCGGTTAATTACGCTAAGCCATTTGCTGGTCTGCAGACTTCGGCCGTTGCCGCTGTAGCGTAACAAAACTTCCAACATGGCAAAGTCCTCAACAGAGCTGAGGAACTTCTTCTTATGCATGCTTGGAATACCAGGCACATGCCAATCTTCGATGCGCAGCTTATCCACGACATGGATTTCTGTAGAGATAGCAGCTGCATCAACGTAACCCACAACCATTTCTTCGTGGCGAACTGTGAGCTCACGATTTCTCATGATCTTGGCCAGAAAATCTGACAACAGGATCTTGAGTGTGTTGACAGTCAGCTCACTCATCGTGAGCGATTCACGGCTTGGCGTGATGCTGATGCTGTTAGGCGGAGACATCAGAATCAGACGGCACTTGTAGACTTGCGTCAACAAGTTGTGGGTCTTGTTGTAGAGCATCTGAATCTCTTCAGAGCTTTCCACCGGGTAGATGACGTTGCCGTAGCGAACGTAGATTCGGTCTCTTGTCAGATGATGAACAGATAATTCTGAGTCCGCTTGATCGTTGATCAGCATGAATCCGTTTTCAGCTTTTGAGAGACCAAGAACAGGCAACTGTTCACTATTCAATGTGGCCAGGATGTCTCCATTGAATACCACCTGGCGAATCAATAAATTGATGCGGTTGTCTCCTGCATCGCCTTTCAGATCAATGCTGATTTGAATGCCTGACTCTTCAGTAGGAAAGGAAGCGATTTTGGTGACGCTGGGCTTGCCCATCTTTTCAGCTGAAGACTTGCTCATGCTGTAGATGGTGCGAGTACCTGCATGATGGCTGATCACTTCGAAGTGATCGGTGTAGGCAAATGGGCTTTTGCAACCCAGACCAAAGCCACCAGTTTGGCGGCCATCATTCTTCTTGGTCGATGCCCCGTACACAGCATAGACAGGACCGATCTTGTCATGGGGAATGCCACGACCGTAGTCACGAATGACCAGCTTTTCGCCAGTCAATGTGATGGTCAATGAGCGATCAGTACGACCGCTGTCGATGTGAGCATCCCAACCATTGCAGATGGTTTCGCGGATCATGGCCAGCAAAGGATCCTTGTACAGCGACTGCGACAAGATCTGGAAGAATGCTGGATCGTCAGAGATACCAAAGCTGATGTTGTCAGAGCCACCCAGGACAGCATGGGTGACGTGATCGGTTTGATGTGCAACTTGCATCTTGATTCCTGAATAGAAAATGAAATCGCCCCAACATCTTTCGATGAAGGGGCGTTACCCACAAAACGAGTTCAGGGTAGGGTCTGGTCAGCTGGGAAGATGAAACACTCTGCTGTAATGAGACTATTTTTTCCAGGGATTCCTAAGAATCCACAGATTGGAGTTGGAATGTAATCAGTGCTGTCAGCTGGCATGATCACAAGACCGTTAATAGCGCACGCTACATAGAAATCTGCGATGGTGCTATCTGTTGGATTGACTCTCATTGTTGTGTACGCTGGTTCGATTGCTAATCGTGCAGCGTTGTACTGGTCCATGTTCATGTGTAACCCCTCCTGGTGAATGCATCAACCTCAGCAACCCAACTAAGCTGCCACTCTCCTGTTCCTCCTTTGGGTTCAGGGCACTGTCTCCAGTATGGTTGTGGTGTGATGTCAGCTGAGTATGGAATTAAATCCAAACCATTCATCGCCAGCCCCATCAAGAACAAGCCATTCCAAGTTGCACCATCCTCCTGCTTGCCGGCAAAGTTAAGAGCTTGTTGAAGCTTTACCTTGTAGGTAGCTTGCAGCTTGGCCAATTCAGCAAGCTCACGAGCTTGCTGGTCGAATGCTGCTTGCTCAGCCGGGGACATCAGACAGCCACCGGAGCCTTGATGGCTGAGTGATGCTGGTAGTCCAGCATCTCAAAGTCATCGAGTTCGTAGCCGAAGATCGAATCAGGCTTGCGTTTGATGTTCAGCATTGGGTAAGGGTGGGGCTGGCGACTGAGTTGCAGCTCGACCTGCTCAGTGTGGTTGCTGTAGATGTGGCAGTCACCGCCGGTCCAGATGAAGTCGCCTACATCAAGATTGCATTGTTGAGCAACCATGTGTGTGAGCAAAGCATAGCTGGCAATGTTAAAGGGCACGCCCAGAAAGATGTCTGCACTGCGTTGGTAGAGCTGGCAGCTGAGCTTGCCATTGGCCACGTAGAACTGGAAGAGACAATGGCATGGAGGCAAAGCCATGTCACCCACTTCTGCGGGATTCCAGGCAGTCACGATGTGACGACGGCCGTTGGGGTTCTTCTTGATGCCTTCGATCACATCAGTGATCTGGTCGATACACCCTTGTGGAGTGTCACCAAACTCACCAATGCTAGGCCATGAACGCCATTGCTTGCCATACACAGGTCCCAGGTTGCCCTGAGCATCGGCCCACTCATCCCAGATGGTGATGCCATGATCGTGCAGGAATTGCACATTGGTGTCGCCACGCAGAAACCACAGCAGCTCCACGATGATGGACTTGAGGTGCACCTTCTTGGTGGTAATCAGCGGAAAGCCTTTGCTCAGATCAAAACGCATTTGGTGACCAAACACACTGCGTGTGCCGGTACCGGTGCGATCGTCTTTGAAAGCGCCCGTGGTGTGTACAAGGCACATGAAATCTTCGTACTGGCCGTCAATCACGGTTTCTTCTTGTCGGTCGGACATGGTGTTTCCTTTGGTTCGGGTTGTTCGGATGTGAGTGCAACCGCTTTTGCTGTGAGGTATGCCAGTGAGAACCACTTGGCCAACTTCAACAGAAAGTAGGTAAATAGCCCGACACCAAGTCCAGCAAAGAATCCGCCAGTGATCATTGCAATCAGAGTTGCAATGGCAATGATGATCCAACGAAGGAACAAAGAGACGATGACTACTGCAATCAGCAGGATGATGAGAATTTCCATAGGTCCTCTCAGTTGAAATTAAAAGAGCCCCAACAAAGCAACTCTCAGGCGCACGCAAGACGACTACACCCTGAATGGGTTGAGTCCTTAAAGCGTTAGAGGGTTGCCTTGTGGGGCTCAGTTCCAGTGCTCTCCTGGATGTCACAACGAATAGTTATGCACTATTGCTTGCCTGTGGACTTAACCACTCGACTCATGCTGGCAGATCGTGTATTGCCGCTGCTCTGGTGGACACTGGCAGAATTTGAACCTGCGATAGACCGACAAGCTGTAACCCTTGTCGGTGACTCTACCAACTGAGTCCATCAGGCCCTTAAAGAACAATTTTGGGCATTGTAGGCAGGACTCGAACCTGCACAGGGATCTTCGATCTCCCAGGCCTGCGAAGGAGGCCCACGTCTACCAATTTTGTCACTACGCCCAAGGCCGGTGATCAACCGGCCCACCTTGCAGGGATTGCGGCCCCTGCCAGGGTTTACTGGCGTGCGAACTTCTCGCCGAGGATCTCGACTTGATCGGGCAGAGGTTCGCTGAAGTCCACGAAAACGTTGGCAGATGCGGCCAGCAGCTTGACGATGGCCTTGCTGTTTTTGATTGCATCCCAGCAGGTGGGGAACATCAGCTTGTTGCCGTGGCTCAAGCGAATGGCATCAACGCTCATCCAGGCAAAGGTGTAGTCGGTAGCTGCTGTTTCGGGTGCTTCGGCAAAGATGTAGCCGGCGTTCTGCAGAAAGTTGGCCACATGGAAACGGCCAAAGATGTTCACACCACGCAGATCGATGATCTCGATGTTGGTCAGATCAGGCGTGCGGTGAGCATTCTCAGCTGCTTCCATGGCTTTGGCCAGTTGCTCACCGAAATTGGTGATGGCTTTGCCATTGACGTCAGACGGGACTTCTGCAGCTTGAGCTTTGGCGGGCGATGCCTCTTGCTGCACGGCCTTGGGCTTGGGACCGGGTTTGCGGCGGGTGGTCTTCACGGCCACGGGTGCGGCCTTCTTGGTGTACGGACGGGGCATGTGTGCTCCTAGTTAGTTGAGGGTGCTTTCCACAAAACAAGCTTGCGGTCAGCGTGCGGGGACTGGTTTGTCTTCCTGGTTCTGGTACTTGCCTTGGTAGGCACGTTTCAAAGAGATCTTGTGAAACAACACTTGAGCAATGCCAGTTCCAGCCGGGATGAGCAAGTCATCTTCGCCGTGGTACACCAACTCAAGAGTCAAGAATCCTTTCCAGCCCGGTTCGATCACAGTGTTGAATACCGAGAGACCTCGACGAGCCCAGGTGGACTTGTCGTGAACCACGCCAACCAGACAGGAAGGCATGTCGAATTCTTCAATGGCCGAGGCCAATGTGAAGCAGCCGTTGATGAGTTTGATTTTGCCGAGCTCATCAGTCATTTTGACAACACGGACGCGACTGTGACCATTGAAGTGGGTAGTGAACTGGATCTGTTGTTTCAAACACAAGTCATAGCCAGCTTCAGTCAGGCCATGCGAAGACAAAGGTCCTTTGATCTTCTTGTGAAGCATGTCCTTGATTGGACTGAGTCGCAACAGGTCAACATCGTTGATGATCATGGCAACTCTTTCAGCTGGCAGACCAGCCGTTGGTGCGCTTCATGCGGCGTTCGCGTTTGGCAACTGCAGCCTCCTTGATGCGCACTTGTTCTTGCGAGCTCAGCTTGCTGTTGGAACCGATGCGACGAGCAGGAGTTGCCGGTGCCAACAAGCTGTTCAGCATGGCAGCAGTCAAAACCTTTTTGCGAGGCTTGCGAGCAGGCTTGACGGATTCTTCCTTCAAGACTTCAGCAGCCTCTTTGGTATCAGCAGGCTGGCCTGACAGGAAAGCAGATGCAGCGGACAAGCCAGCCTTGATGCGATTGGTGACAGAGGTCATGGGAGTTCCTATTTGATGTGGACCATTTGGCCGAAAGGCACGGTCGCACGAGGGTTGTTGTAGACGGCCCAGATGACAGGCACATCAATGGTCAGCGGTTCCATGGGCGTGACCAACATATCCGAGAAAACAACAGCAGCGGTGGGTTTGTGCTTCTCGATAAAGTTGCGGACAGGCACCAGGCAGGTACCACCACGTCCAATGACTTTGATTTCATCAAAGGGATCATCAGCAGCGAATTCATCAACCTTCTGAATGCGAGTGTCGAACTGCACCAGAGTCAGCTTCTGGGGGTTGAGTTGTTCTTGGATGTATTTCACCTCGCTGTTGAAACGAAGAATGTCGTCGTCACTGATGGACCCGGACACATCAAGAAAGAACACAAGATGTTCAAGCCGACCATCATCAGTGAACCGAGATGGCAAGTACATGTCGGGGTACCGGCGATTGGGACGAGCCCAGGTGTAGTCTTCATCGAGCATGTCAGTGAAGAACTTCATCAAGAGTTGCTGCCATGGAACGACAGGCTCCAAGAAATGCCTCAGCACATCCTCAACATCACCCGGGATGTTGCCAGCTTGTCCGGCCAGCTTGGCTTGTTGGACGGCCTGGACCACAGTGTTGATAATCCTTTGTTCTTCTCCTTGGTTCAGGGGCACCATGTCGCCAGCACCATCAGGTTCGATGCCCGCACCGAAGCTACCACCCGAGGGTGGTGGGATTTGGTTGGCCATGATGAGGTCATAGATCTCTTCCTCCGACAACAGACGCTTGGCATCTTGATCGTAGGTGTGATCTTTCCAGCATTCTTCGATACCGACGAATGAGTTCTTTTCGTTCTCAAGGTCGTTGTTGATTCGAATGTCACAGGCCCAGTTGAATTCCTTGTGCGAACGAGATCCAACACGAAGCATGTGCATTCGAGCAACGTGCCAGAGCTCATGCTTCAAAACCGTGGCTCGTGTCTCACGAGTCAGGGCCATGAAGAAGTCAGGGTTCCATTGCAAATAAATGCCGTTGGTACAGGCACTCTCAATGGAACGTGTCCACTGGAAATCCAATGAACACATGATGGAACCAAAGAACACAGCATCCTTGGCCATGAACACTGTTGCTTTGGTTCGGTCGAGCTCACGGGTGAGTTGATCTTGCGTGTAGCTGCTGGGATCGACTTTTTGGAACATGATCAGCCGTTCAGGTATTTGCCCAACGTGGCCATGGCTCCCACAAATGCCGGGTTCTGGCGAAGTGCGGGATTGCGAACCAACGTCGAACGATAGAACAAGATGCGGAAATCGACACTGAAGCGATCCACGTAGGTGCACAGCTGCGAGAAGTTCTTGGTATCGACCTTCTCCATCATGTGCGAGATGGTGGCCCAACGCATGTTTTGGTCATTGGGCAACGGGCACTTGGCAGGGTCGGCCAGAATCTGATCAATGGTGATCAGGTCCATGTAGATCTTGCAGAACTGCACGAAGTCCACAGCAGTGCCTGATGTGATCGTGCCGGCCAGCAATGGAGCATCGCTGTCTGTGACCACCCTGCCGGAAATAATTCGATTGACGAACTCCCAGGTGCGTGGGCAGCAGAAGGTCTTGTCTTTGTGATCAGGACGGAAGTCCATCAGCTTGCTGGGGAACTGCGACAAGTACGCAATGATGCGGCTGTCGTAGTTCTCTTTGAGGGCCACGTCGTAGAGCCACTCTTCGAAGTTGACTTGCATCTCCAAGTGCACCACGCGGGATTGCATGGCTGTGCTCAGAGCATTGGTGATGGCACGGTCACCAGCCAGGTTGCCGGCTGCCGTGACCACAACATTGCTGTGCAGATTGAACTGGCCGACTTGTCGATCCAAGATCAACTTGTAGGCAGCAGCCTGGACTGACTTGGAAGCAGAGTTGAACTCATCCAAGAACAACATCCAACCATCTTTGCCTTCAGGTATCGTGTCACCTTCCAAAGGGAAGAGATCACCAA